CGAATATACCTCCTGAAGAGTTTATAAATCCCCGACCATTTTTATAATGGCCGGGGTCTTTTTTTATTGTGGAAGAATTGCCTTGAACTGGTCTACGTTGTCGGAATTGCTAAGCAGAAAATAAATATTTAGTCCGCTGTCAGAGCGAATTCGCAGTCTGCCATATTCGCAAACAAGGCATTTTTTATTGTTCTTATAGCGCCGGTCGGGGGAACCATCGGCATTGACCCGGAGCCAAGTTTCTTTGACCACCTTGCTATCCGCCGGTAGATGCTCCTGATCCGTGACACAGTTGACAGAATCGACATTGAAAGAGACCTCCGAAAGGTCGTATGCGCTGATTTTGCTATTGTGGAGATAGAACACCTTATCCGGGAAAATATAAATGGACTCCTTCTTATTCAGAGCGGCCGAAAAAACAGGCACATTTGTTCTGAGAAAATAGGGGAGTGCAGGCATTCCGAGAGCTTTTTCTTCGGATACGGTTTTCTCGGCACCGCCATTCTTTTTTGCGCTGCTGTTGGTGTGGGTTTCGGGTACATAGAAAACGGCATCACAGGCAAATAATTTACGCCAGGCGTTATACCATTCTTCGTAGGCATCAAACTGTTCATCGGTGAAGTCGTATTCCAAATTTACAGGAGCAATATAGTGGGCATAGAGAAATATGATGAATGATAAAATGGTCAGGAAAAGCCGCTGCGGTGTATGAAGAACGATGAAAGCGAGCAGGCTGATAGCTCCAACGATAAATGATGCTTTATTGAGAAAGCAAACCCGGTTGATTCGCTTCATAAGCGCCTTGAAGTCGGAATCTTTATAGTCTGCGCGGTCGGTAGATTGAATAACTTCCGTATCTGTATATGGTTCTTCTTTTAGAGCGCTTTTTCGTGCAGATTTATAAATGGATTCCTCGGTCGAATAACTCAATCCGGTTCCCGGGATGGAGACGGTTTGCCGGATTTTTCCGTTCGCTGTTTTGGTGATTCGATACCCGGGAACACCCCATGAGTATCCAACACCGCTACCAGAAATATTGATGCGGAACCCACCACCAAGCCGAATGCTTTTTCTATACCTGAATCCCATATCACACCATAACCTTTCCTGTTATTTTATCACGAGCATTGGTATATGTTTCCAAAAGCTGGAAATGCAAAGTACAGATGTCATACTCTTTCAGTGGCCTATCTGTAAGCCGGGAAGGAGTGATGGCACATGGCAGCATCGGATGAACACCCGAAGCACGGAGAAGTGCTGGATGAAGTTCTGCGGGACGAAATCAAGGATTTACCCCCTGAACAGATCCGGCAGGTGCTTGAGTACATCGGGCAGCTGAAGGAGCAGTAACGCATCCTTCAGCATGGGCAGGCTCCCTTATTGGGGGTCTGCCTTTTGTTCTGCATCCAGAAATTTCAGGAAGCGAACGTATTCTATAACCTTTCGCATTTCATCATCGGTCAGGCCTTGTACACTGTCCATAAGTTGTTGCTGCATAGCATTTTTGACGTTTGATGCAGGGGCGTCTACCTCGCCGCGCAGGTAGGCCACGGACACCCCGTAGAGGTCCGCAATGATAGAAAGGTCTGCATCCGTTGGAGTTGCCTTACCGTCCTTCCAACCAGCAATCAGGGAACGACTTTTCCCACATAGGCGCGCTATAAAAGCGCCTGATGTGCCATAGTGTTCGGTCAGATCGACGATGCGTTGTACTGTAACCGTCATACGTTTTACCAGCTTTCTTCTAAGAATCTTGTGCACGGTGCTGAAATCTAACAAATGTTTGCTTTGCGGTCTTGTCCTCTAACAAGTGTTGGATTATTATATAATCACAATCAAACATTTGTTAGATTGCAAGAGCCAATGGAGGACAGGACAATGAGAACAGTAAAATACAGCGAATTGAGCCGGGCGATGCATGATTTCACAAAGCAGATTGACACGCTGGATGAGTGCATCGAAGTTGGCTTGGTTTCAGGCGAAAAGGTGCAGATTAGCATTTCGGCCAGTTGCCCGGAAGCAAACCCGGAGAGAGTAGCAGAGTTTGCAAAGCATCTGTCCGAAGTTGCAGTGGCGGCAAAGAACTTTAAATACGCCGGTTGTACAATTGTTCGATAAGGGGGATTCGATTATGACGTATGCAGACATCAACAAAATGTTCACCGCTGAAGTAAGCAAGTACTTGGCGCGTGGATATCACTTCAACACAGCAAGCATGAGTGGGAGCCAAGGTGAAACCGCCAAGGTTGATCTGACCAACGGTACGGAGATAATTCGAGTTCTGCTTCGAACCTTTTCCGATGGCTGGGATAAGCAGGGAACGGAATTGTTTGTCGGCCGTGTGGCCGAGAAAGAGAACGTACGTCGGGATGTAACTTACTGCGTCAACACGATTTGGAATAACCGCCTGGAGCCGGTCAGCAGCCAGCGCTTCTACGAAGTGAATGGATATGGAGATTCCAACAAGTTCTATGGCACAGAAGCGGATGCGGAAGCCGTTAGCAAGGTACGGATGCGCCGCTATGCACAATGCCCGAGCCGCCAGAATAAGGACATGACCAACGCCCAAACCATCAAGATTGCCGTTCCGTTCATTCGCCGGAAACTGGGCATCAAGAACGTGGACAAGAAGCGCATTGAGGTGTTCCGCACGCCGGATCACCGGTACATCATCAGCTATCGCGGCACTGGGTACCAGCTGAACAGAAAGGAGGACTGAACCACAATAGCATGACCGAAACCAACACCTTTGAAACACAGGAGGATTGACTATGTATTGCAACAAGTTTTTTAAGACCGAGGATGAAGCCAAAGCATTCCAGAAGTCCCACGGCGGGGTTCTGTACAAGAACGTCAAGCGGAGCCACACCCGGGAATCGTACCGGGTGGAAGCCGCAATGGCTGTGCAGGGCGGCTGGATGCACGGCACTGATCTGGATGCACACCCGTACTGTGTGGCATGGAATGGCAAACCGCTGAATGCAAGAAAGGAGAATTAAGCCATGAAAGCACTGAAAATTGAGCCGGGCAAAGCCCCGGAACGCATTGATGTTGCCAACGAACTTGCAAGCCTGCAGAGCCTCGTGGGCGGCTATATTGAGGTGATTTACCCGGATGAACGCCGCCCGGTCGGCCTGATCTGCAATGAGGAGGGCAAGTGCTGCGGGCTCGAACTGAACAGAGCCTTATACCAAAACGGTAAGCCCTACGACATCATTGCCGGCACGTTCTTGGTAGTTGGACTTTCGGCGGAGGACTTCACGGATCTGCGGGAAGAAGATGCAGCCTATTTCGAGAAGCTGTTCCGCTCGCCGGAAAAGTTTCAGCGATTCGCCGGGAGGCTTGTTATCTCCAAGGTGGTTTCCGGCGGGGCATAAGCCCCGCTTTTTTCAAAATCGAAAAAACCCAGTCGGTTTTTCTGGGTTTTTTTAAAACCCAACGAAACCCAAAATAACCCAACAAAACCCAGAGAAACCCAAAAAAGCCAAGAATAAGATTAAGATTAAGAATAAGATTAGATGACTTCGTCATCATCAGCGCGGGTGCGCGCGTTATATGGCTGATGACGAGGACGAATCCAATTGATGAAGAACAGGATCATCGGTGCGGCCAAGCAGGTAGTCAACGGAACAGTCCAGTTTGTCCGCAAGCAGCATGAGTGTTTTTCCAGACGGAGGATCTTCTGCATTCTTCCAGCGCGTGACAGCTCCAGATGAGATGCCAAGCTCTTTGGCAAGCGGATTTGGCTTTGTTCCGCGGATTTCGCACATCCGATAAAAACGTTCCCAAAACAACAAATAGAACACCACCTTTTTGTGCAAAAGCATGAATCTCACAAAAATGAGAATATTGTATTGCTATCTCACTTTTGTGAGATTATAATATATCTAACAAGTGATTCATTCACCTGTTAGATGGAAAGGAAACGCAACATGGAGAGATTTGTAGCACCCATGGCTACATGGGAAATCGTGGGCGGCGACCTGCCGCCTGTCCGGGTTCGTGCCCGGACGTTCGATGAAGCACTTGCAAAGGCAAGGCTTCGCGATCCCGGCTATTGTGCCGGATGGGTCGTTGAGGAGGGCTGAACCATGGAAATCAAAAACGTGCACTGCGAGAAGCAAGCGCTGGAGCTTTTCAGGATGATGCCGGACAACAAGAAGTCATCTCTCCACAATGCGTTGAGCCGAAACCTTGAGTTTACCACTTCTTGGGGACTGGAACTTGGCGAACTCCGTGCTTATCAGAACGGTGTTTACATCACTCTCCAAGGTACGCGCTGCAGTTTTTCCGTGTATGCAGAGTTGGTGAACGGAAAGCCTGTTTTCAAGCGCAAGCCCCCTGAAAGCAAGCTCAGCCTGAAATTCAGAAGCGGCCTGCTGTTCGATGCTGGAGACTTCAACGAATTCTAAACAATATTGGAGGACAAGACCATGTTTGAGATCACAGACGCCGAGAAGCTGAGAGATGCTTACACCCTGTTGGCATTCATCCGGGACGACGTTCCAACCACCACCGCCGAACAGAAGTCTGGCATGGCCGCCTTTATGGTCAGCATCAAGAAGGAGATCCGGGCCTACAACAACCGCCCGGCACCTGACAGCCGCATTGTCGAGGAGCGCGGCATTGATGGCTACATTGAGCTGGTGCAGCTCCCGAACGAGCTAGACAAGGCCAGCAAGGCCGATGCAGCCGAGTGGTTCCGGGGAAACCGCTACTACGAGTTTTGCCCGACGGCTTATGACTGCTCTGGGCAGCGCTTCACAAACTGGTACAAGCTGCACCGCCGCTGCGGGCACTGGTTCGCATATCATTCGGTCAGCTTTGACGTTTAATCAAAAAGGAGGACAAAATCATGCTGGACAAGAACGGAATCGAGATCAAGACCGGGGACGTCGTAAGAATCACCGGGGCGTACTTCAAGACCGACAACGCGCTCTACTTTGTGGAGCACAGCGACGGAGACCCCGACTGGTGCGGGAAAGACCATTGCCTGCTGAAGATCAAGCGCAACGGCGAGCTGAGCAAGGCCAAAAATGCGGTCTGTTTCTGGCCGATCATGGTAACGGTCAACGGCTACGAGAAGTACACCACCGCAAAGGTGTGGAACAACGAACACGCACAGATCGAGATCGTCGAGGGCATCGACAAGACCCACATCGCTGAGTATTTCCGGGACAGGGCGCAGCAGTGTGACAAGCGGATTGAGCTGTACACTTGGGATTTTGGCGCAGATAGCAACTCCGTCAAGGAGCAGGAGCAGTACAAGGGCTTTTATAATTCCGTCGTGGCAAGATTGGAGGTCTGAACAATGGATAACGTCTGTGATGAATACTTTCTCTTGTCCTATCTAAAGGAAAGCGAGCTGGAGGAAAAATACCGCGAAGAAGGGTACACGCACATGATCGTCAACGGCTATGAAGTCCGCTGGCCTCGCTTCGAGAACTTTATCTCCGCTTACCGGGCTGGCCATGTCGAATACTTCACTCCCGGCGGGTCGGAAGAAAACTGGAATCTGATTCCCACAGAGGACGTGAAATTTTAATCGCAAGAGTGGTAAACTCCCCCGCCTGATGATGACCTCCGGCACAGGTCGAAACGCCCGAAAGGGCGTCGCGGGAGCCAACCGCAAGAAAGGAAGATTCACATGAAGTATGAGATCTACCAGCTGAAAGAGGACACCATGGAGCAGGTAAAACTGCTGTTCATGGCATCCGATCAGGCCGCACAGCTGGGCGGCATCCACCGGGAGAACTACCGCCGGGTATACGGCGGTGAGATTCCGTCTGTCCCGGAAGTGGTCAGGATGCTTCTTCGCCTGTTCGCACTCTTCAACGGGTCGAATCGACCCGTTGATTTCTCTGGCCACAGCATGAGCGTGTCCGATATCGTGCGGCTCACCGAGGATGGTGCATCCAGCTGGTGGTACTGCGACCCCTACGGCTGGATGGAACTGAATGGGGAAGAATGGGGGCAGACCTGATGCGTCACTACACAAAAGCGGAGTGGCGCAAGATCCCAGAGCCCTACAAGGGACGTTGGGAAGCATCTCCGTACAACCTTGAACGAGTGAAGCGGGGCGAACTGCCAGCTGAGTACATCGGCAAACGGACAACCATCGTCAATGACGAGCATCGCGGTACGGTGCTTATCACCGAGGGCGCGCACTTCGTCATTGATGGTTGATTTCACCAAATCGAACAAACGTCCACAGAGAAGCGATTTGAGCCGCATATCCTGCCGGGCGGAAAATTCCATGCGGGAGAATAGAAAACGCAAAATAGAGCCATCGGAGCGGCTCTGAGCATTATTTCCGCTGGCTCAGAATGAACTGCAGGAAATCCGTAACCTTTTGGCGCTCTTCATCTGTTAACTCCATACGCTGCACAGCGGGGTCAACGGTGCGCCCCATGAGGAAGTCCATGGAGCAGTCCAAGTAGTCAGCGATGCGCGCCAGACTGTCGGCGGCGATCATGCGACCAGTTCGCAAGTTGGAAAGGACGCCTTTACTCATTCCGAGTTCGGCGTACATATCCTTCAGCTGGATATTGCGTGCCTTTGCCTGAATTTTGATGTTTTCCGCAAGGGCGATAGAATCATACAAATTTTCGGTTGTCATTTTGTGTATCCTCACAAAATCCATCAATTGATGCCTAAACGGCTTGAAACGTTGCAATTGATGGATTATAATACACTTGTACAGAACAAATGTTAAGTGAAAGGGTACAGCGCTTACCATTCAGCGCGTTCCCCCAGAACCTCTCAGCAAAGGGGTTCATTCGTACCACGCAATACGAACCATGAACGTTGACCTCCTAAAGACAAGCGCCGCTGCAAAGCATAGCGGACAACAGCCGCAAGTTGGATGCTGTGCAGTTATAGCGCCGCTCCCATGACAGCTTCGCTTAACGACAGGGGAACGCGTTGAATGGTGGGTACTGGCTCTTTCATTTTATCAGAAATCTAACAAGTGTTCAATACACTTGTTAGATAAATCTTTGTTAGGAAGGAGAAAAAGCATGAAAAAGACTACGATGCCGGATTGGTGCGTGGCTGTCAAGAAGGCCATGATCGACCATGACGATATGACCGTTACGGAACTGGCAAAGGAAACGGGCTTTTCTCGCTCGCATATCAGCCAAGTCGTCAATGGTGTGCTGGTGCCGTCCGAGAACGTCCAGGGCGCAATCGAAAAGTGCCTGAACATCAGCGGGGTGGCGTACCGGAGCTAACCTACATCTCAAGTATACCAGAAAGGACGGCGTGAAAAAATGGCGATTGAAAGCCAGAATATTTACAAAAATGCGCGGAAATCTGCTGGTTTTACGCAGGAAAAAGCATCGCAGCTTTTGAACGTGTCGGTTGACAGCCTGCGGGACTATGAGCAGAGCCAGCGTCCAGTGCCCAGCGATGTAGCGAGCGCCATGTGTGACGTGTATCAAGCCCCATATCTGGCCGTGCAGCATCTGCGGTTGACATCAGATCTCGGCAAACGGGTCGTGCCTGAGATCCAGTTGAAAGACCTGCCGGAAGCCGTGCTGGGCGTTCTGGCGGCGGTTCAGCGCTTCTGTGCAAAGCGGGAGGTAATGGTAGAAATCGCCGCAGATGGCCAGATCGCTGAGAGCGAGCAAGCCGAATGGGACGAAATCATGTGCTTGGCCAACGACCTGAATGTGGCAATGAACAATATGCGTTTTTCGAAAGGAGGACGGCAGTCGTGAGCAAAGAGTCGTATTTCATCGGCTGTGCAGAGGTTGCGGAACTGGTTGGCTGTGGCAAGTCCCGGGCATATAAGTACATCCAGCAGATGAATCGGGAGCTGGAAGCAAGGGGAAACCTCACGTTTCCCGGCCGGGTGCCCCGGCGGTATGCGATGGAACGCTTTGGTCTTTTGGGGGAGGTGCAGGAGGATGAAAGCACAAACGCTCGTGCCGCTGGCAGCGGCGGCAGCGGCGCAGCTTCTGGTGGTCGGAAACATCGCCGCGGCGTTCGCTTTCCAGCAGAAGCCGCCGGTTGAAACGCTGGTTACGGTACCGGTGGTGGCCGAGATCGAGCAGGTTGAATGCGTTCGTCAGGACCCGGTTCCGTATGAGCCGGTTACATATCAGGTGCCGCTGGATGCGGAACTACAGTCCTACACGGAGAAAATGTGCGACCTCTACGATGTGCCCTTGGAACTGGCTTATGCCGTCATGCAGGTCGAGAGTGGCTTTACCCCGGCGGCGCACAGCTCTACCGGGGATTATGGATTGATGCAGATAAACAGCATCAACGCCGGGTGGCTCAAAGATGAACTTGGCATAACGGATCTGCTGGATGCCCGCCAGAACATTCAGGCCGGGTGCTATATGCTGGGTATGTATCTCAGCGAGTACGAGGGCAATGTGAATTGCGCTCTGATGGCCTATAACCTTGGCGCAACCGGAGCCAAAAAGGCTTGGTCTGCTGGCACGTATAGCACAGCCTACACGGACAAGGTGTGGAACGCAATGGTAAGGCTGCTGGAAGGAGAAAGGGATGTTTCATAAGATGGCGCAAATGATTCAGGCGCACACCGAGAGGATGCTGCTGGACGAAGTTTTTGCAACGTATCGGGATGTTCAGGATGCTGCCGCCGAAATGGCGCAGGTACTTCCGTGCCCTCGATGCGGAAAGCAGACCATGAAGATGCGCTTGCACAGCAATGCTCTTTCCCGTCAAGTTCCGGGCATCACGATTTGTGACCGCTGCGGAACCGAAGAAGCACTGGAAGATGCTGTTCACCAGCCGATGGATGTTCGCAAGTGGGCGCTGATCGAAACCTACATGAAGGGGGCAAACCTGAAATGAAACGCAAAGAAAGGCATTTGACCGTGATGGGCTGGGTCGTTGTTGGACTGCTGGACACGCTGGCCGGCGTAATTTCCGGTGGGCTTATGGCCTTGTGGCAGCTGCCCAGTACATATCGCTGGCGCGGCTACTGGGCAATTGGCGGGGAGTGGATTCTCATTGTTGGTGCAATCATTATTGCATCCCGCCTGATGCACGAACTGCAGATGCAGGCGCTTTTTGGAGGAAAGAAGAAGAATGAAAAGGTGCGCTCGGTGTCACAGGGTCATTACAGATCCGGCGGCAATCGAAGTGGGGTACGGCGCGAAGTGTTACGTCAAGGAGTTCGGAAAACGGCTCCGAGCACCCGCAAAGCCCCGCAGAATCAGGACTGTCACACAGCCTAAAATCACCGCTGAGCGCCAGATTGTAGGGCAGCTCTCGGTGTGGGATATACTCGCCGCACACGAAAAAAGCGCTGACCAGAACGGCCAGCGCGCTACAAATGGATAGAGACCCACACATTCCGTTGGCGCTTGATGCAGGAACATCAAGCCGGAAAATGCAGGTCTCCACCACACACAACCATATTGTAGCACAATCGGTTGATTTTTTCAACAGGTACGAAGCGGCGGTCAGGAGCGTTCCTACTGCCGTTTTTCTATACAGAGAATCAGGAGGTACACATGGAAAAGGAAATTACTACCACCAATCAGACCACGGCGTTGGCAGATAGTCTGATTGTGGTGCAGCAGCTTCCTATCATCAAGGAGCAGCTGCACAGCATCAAAGCACAGGCTCAGGAGTCCGTCAAGGAGGCGCTTTCGCTGGCCTGCACGGAAGAAACTCTCAAAGTTGTCAAGGAGCGCCGGGCGGCGCTGAACCGTGACCGCAAGGATCTGGATGTCCGGCGCATGGCCGTGAAGAAGCAGATCATGCAGCCGTTTGAGGACTTCGACGAGGTTTACAAAGAATGCGTTACGGACGTGTACGGCCCGGCAGATGAAGCGCTGAAGGGCAAAATCACGGACGTAGAAGCCGGACTGAAAGCCGACAAGGAAAAAAAGGTCAAGGATTACTTTGCTGAGATGGTCAAGGCCAGCGGCGTTGAGTGGGTCACCTATGAGGATGTCGGCGTTGCAGTCACGTTGACCGCAAGCCTGAAATCCCTGAAAGCCAAGGTCAAGGAGTATGTGGAAAAGGTTGCGGCTGACGTAGCCTGCATCAACGGCATGGAAAATGCCCCGGAGATCATGGCCGAGTATAAACTGTGCGGAAGTTTGGCTGTTGCCATTAACAGCGTGAGCCAGCGCAAAGACCGTGTGGCCCGCGAGGAAGCTGAACGGAAACAACGTCTTGAAGCCCAGCTCCGTGCGCAGGAAGCCGAGTCGGCAGTGCTGGATGCGGTGGAGGAAGAGCTGGCCGCGCCGCAGGTCATGGGCACCGAGCCTCCGGTTATGGATGAGCAGGAGGTCAAAGAGACCCAGCAGGAGAGCAAGGAACAGGTCATGACCGCCAAGTTTGCTTTCATGGGCCGCACATTCCAGTGCCGCGGTACATTGACCCAGCTCCGGGAGCTGAAGTCTTTCGTAAATGAAAAAATCGACGAAATCCAGAAGCATATGGATTCCGTCGGCATTGAGAACGAGGAGGTAAGCGATAATGGCTAAAGCTATGCAGCCGCAGAAATTGCACTTCTCTCAGGCAATGCAGACCGAGAAATACAAAAACCTCATAAATAATACCCTAGGCGACCCGGTACGCGCGGCACGATTCGCTGCAAATATCACTTCTGCTGTGGCAGTTAACCCTACCTTGCAGGAGTGCGATGCGGGTACTATTTTGGCGGGTGCCCTTTTGGGCGAAAGCCTGCTCTTGCAGCCCTCCCCGCAGTTGGGCCAGTTCTACTTGGTGCCGTTCAAATCCAAAGCAAAACGTGACCGGCAGGGTAATGTGATTGAGCCGGCGTGTCTCAAGGCGCAATTCGTTTTGGGTTACAAGGGATACATCCAGTTGGCTCTGAGAACGGGCCAGTACAAGCGCCTGAATGTCTTGGAAATCAAATCCGGGGAACTGGGCGGTTGGGATCCCTTTGAAGAGCGTTTCCATGAAATGCACTTCATCGAAGATTTTGAAAAGCGTGCAGCAATGCCGACTGTGGGCTATATTGCCCACTTTGAGTATATCAATGGCTTCGAGAAAACTCTGTACTGGACGGCAGACCAAATGATGTCTCATGCGGACAAGTACTCCCCGGCATTCAGCGCCGCCGCATATAAGAAGCTGCTGAATGGTGAAATCCCGCAGGAAGATATGTGGAAATATTCCAGCTTTTGGTACCGGGATTTTGACGGCATGGCAAAAAAGACTATGCTGCGCCAGCTGATTTCCAAATGGGGAATCATGACTGTTGAAATGACTACCGCTTATGAACGAGATGGTCGAGTGATGGTTCCCAACAGTGCGGATGACGGACTTCTGCCGGAGACGCCGGATTTCGCAGATGCCGGACAGAATGGACTCGGCGAGCAGAATCCGCCAAAAATCGAGCGGACGGCCAAGACTATGGATTTACCGGAGCCGGAAGCAGATGAAGTAAAAGCGGCTGTTGACTTGGCGGCACTCTGATGGTCAAGTACAACATTATCAGCACCGGAAGCGACGGAAACGCCACGATTTTGGAAGAGTTTGTTCTGATAGACTGCGGCGTTCCATATAAGGCGCTGGAGCCGTATGTGCCGAAGCTGAAGTTGGTCCTACTCACCCATATCCACAGCGACCACTTCCAAAAGCGCACCATCAAGCGGCTTGCCGAAGAACGGCCAACGCTGCGTTTTGGGTGTTGCCGCTGGCTGGCACCGCCGCTTCTGGCCGCAGGAGTACCGGAACGTCAGATTGATGTGCTGGAATCCCGGACAATGTACGGATACGGCTTGTGCAATGTGATTCCGTTCATGCTGACTCACAATGTACCGAACTGTGGGTACAAGGTACATTTTCCATCTGGCAAGGTGATCTATGCCACCGACACCAACAATTTGAACGGTGTGCAAGCGCTCGGATATGACCTCTATTTGATAGAAGCCAATTATCGAGACGAGGACATTCAGGCCAAAATCGCAGAGAAAAAGGCTGCTGGACAGTATGCCTACGAACTGCAGGTGCTCAGAAATCACCTGTCAGAAGCGAAATGCAATGACTTTTTGGCACGGAATATGAAAGCGAACAGCGTTTATATTCCGATGCACGTCCATGTGGACAAGGAGAACGCGCATGATTGTGACAGCGAAAATTGAGAAGCTGGAGAACGGAAAGCTTGTCCTGAAACCCGACGTAGACATCAGCCGGTTTGTGGCCCAGAAGCGCCCCCGGCGGGTAGAAGTCCGTCTGGATGATGGGCGAACCATTTCCGCAGACCAGCGCCGCAAGATTTTCGCTATTATCCGAGATATTTCTTTGTGGTCAGGGCAGGAGCCGGAAGAACTTCGGCTTTATCTGGAATGGGATTTCTGCTCCCGCTGCCTGCGGGAGTGGTTCTCCCTCTCGAATTGCGATATGACCACGGCCCGAGAGTTTATTACATACCTGATTCAATTTTGCTTCCATTGGGGAGTGCCCACAAAGGACAGCCTGCTCACCCAGACGGATGATATTGGCAAGTACCTGTATCTTTGCCTTGAAAATCGCCGGTGTGCAATTTGCAACCAGCCTGCAGAGGTGCACCATGTTGACCGCGTGGGCATGGGTCGAGATAGAGAAGCTGTCGTCCATGTCGGGCTGAACGCGATAGCGCTTTGTCGGCGGCACCATGAAGAGGCACACCGCAGAGAAAAAGCCCTGTTTGCTGATTACCATATCTATGGCATCAAGCTGGATCGGCATCTATGTAAAGTGCTTTCGCTCAATCAAAAACCGAAAGGGGAGGTGGAGCGTGGCCGCAAATGATTATGTAAAGCTGTGGATCGAAGATTATAAGCTGCTTCTTGAACCGTATAGCATGGAAGAACGTGGCCGCATTATCTGGGCAATGATGGATTATAAAGGAAGTCATATCGAACCGGAGTTTGTCGGAAATGAGCGTTTTGTATGGCCCTCGATAAAGCAGCGGCTTGATGCTGAAATTGCAGCCTATGACCGAAAGGTTGAAATCAATCAGACTAATGGCAAGAAGGGCGGCAGGCCGAAGAAACCCAAAGAAACCCAAAATAACCGACTGGGTTTTGAAGAAAAAACGACAGAAGAGAACCCGGAAAAGTCTACTGGCCCGCCCGACGACACCCCGGAAAGCTACTGGGTCTGGGCTGGATGCGACAGTATGCTTACGCCCTACATGGCAGCAGAATTTCGGGATTTGCGAGAAACAGGGGTGGAAGACGCTTTGGTGGTTGCTACGCTGGAAGAAGCAATGCGCCACCAAGCGAAGCACCCATGGTGCTATGCTAAGCGCCTGCTCGATCAGGCGGCGGCGCAGCATGTTACAACGTTTGCAGAGTGGGAAAAAACTCACATCAAAAATAAAGGAAATCGGGTTGACCGAGAAACGCCGAGCGGAAACAACATTCTAGGTCTTACTGACAGCCTTGGACGAATAAAGAGAAGACCGTTCAAAAAACAGGATGTTCCGCAGGGCAAAGGGAGCGATTCCAATGGGGAGTGATGTTCGCCATGTCCGGGGTGAAGCACAGAAGGAACTTGTAAAAAAGTTTGAAGTGTTTTCGAGCAATGGTCGGTCACGCTGGCAGGTCTGGAGCGATTGGATCACCATGAGTGCTATTGCGGTGTCCAATGCGACAGATCGGAGCCACTTTGACGAACGCGAGAAGCAGTACTTATCAATCGCAGGAAAATACACGCGGCCGGAAATGGAAGCATTTACGGAAATGCTGGCCTTGTTGGTCGTGGCACTAGAGGACAACCCGGAACAGGACTTCCTTGGCGAGTTGTATATGTGCTTGGGGCTTGGAAACGACCATGCAGGACAATTCTTTACGCCCTACCACCTGTGTGAGTTCATGTCCGCAGTAACGACCCCCGCAGAAGAGTTTCAGCAGAAAATCGGAGATAGGGGATGGGTTGCGGTCTGTGATCCGACCTGCGGCGCTGGGGCCTTGCTGGTGGCGTTCGCAAACGAATGCAGAAAGAAAGGCATCAATTATCAGACGGATGTGCTGTTTGTGGCGCAGGACATTGACTACATCGTGGGTATGATGTGCTATCTGCAAATGAGTCTGCTTGGAATGCCGGGATATGTCGTCATCGGTGATACGCTTGCAAGCCCGTCTACGTCTTATGACAAAAGAGGGCTGCTTCCGGTTGACAACGGGAGCGTCTGGTACACGCCGATGCTCAGGATCCCGGTTTGGCAGTATCGAATCTTTATGGCGCAGATGGAGCTGGTCACCCAGCCGATAAAGGAAGAATATGCTGCGGATGCGCCAAAATCCGAACCACAGAAAGCCCTTGAAGCCACAAAAAAGAGTAAGCAACCAAAAGATACGGAAAAGCCAAAAGCCGCTAAAATGCCGCCCAAAGAGCCGGAGCAGGAACCGATGTTCTCTGAGGGTAAGGGTGGGCAGTTGAGCTTTTTCTGATAGGAGGACAATATGGATTCCACCACACACACCACAACCACAGTAGAGTTCGTCGATTGGCGGGCCAAGGCAAAAGAGAAGCTGGAGGCAGAGGACAAGCTGTTCAAAGGCGGGCGCGCCGCCGCGAGCGTTCAGAGCTATGTGCTGCGGGCACTGCTGAACTTTGCAGATCAGGAGCCGCGCTTCGCTGAGGTCGTTTGTAACACGGAGCGCACGTTCTCTGAATGCTGCGCGGCAGTCGTGCACAATGCGGGAGAGGTTCTGTCTGACCTTGAAGCGTATCGCAAGGCCGTGCAGTTCTACTTCCCCAATGCTGAAATCTCGTTTTCGATGAACATCAATCTTACCGGAACGCCGCCGACGGAAGAAGAGATGCGGGCGCCGGCAACCATTAAACCGGAGAACGCCACCCCGAATATTCCGAAACCGCAGGAGCCGGCAAAGGAGAAGCCCGACCAAAAGAAGCCGAAACCGGAGAAAAAGCCTGCAAAGAAGAAAGAGAAGCAGAGCGAGGATTCGATGCAGCTTTCCTTGGAGGGATGGTTCTGATGATTTTGGGATTCAAGGGATTCAAGCCGGGGCTGGTCGCAACGCTTGGAAACGGAAAATTCCAGTATGTTCCGAACGAGCTGAATGAGACGAAAAAGGCCATGTGCGCCAGCACCGGGTTCCATTATTGCTTAGACCCGTGGGATTGCCTGAATTGGTACACATGGAACGGCAAGAATGAGTTTTGGGCAGTTGCGGCCGGGGGCGATGTTGACGAGGATGGCTACGGAAGCCGGAGCAGCTGTACGAAGCTGGTTCCTCTCCGCAAGCTGACAGCAGAAGAATTTTTGCTGATGCACGCCAACTATGTGTTTGAGCATCCTGCGGAGAAGTTTGAGGACAGCTATAAAGGGCCATTTCATGTCGCATATGGCCGGGATAAGAAGCTGGCCGGAGAACTGGGAGAATGGCTCTGCTTCATCATCCAAGATCAGCAGGAGTCCATCTGCATTGCACAGCCGATTGACGGCGTGAAGATTTTGCCGGGGAAGAACTACACGGCAGAGAGCTTGGAGGCGGCACACAATGAAAAAGGCTGAAGAATTGAAACTTTATGCGCCGGAACCGAAACGGCCAGAGCTGGATGCGGCACTGTGTATGTCAGTTGCCGAGGGGCAGGGCATGGGCCGCTACATCGAGGGAAAGGTGCTGACGGTGGCCGTCTGGGACAAAAAGGAAAAGCCGCTGGTCGTGTGGCGCTTTTTCGGGGATTACTGGACGGGGGAGCTTCGCGGGAACGAGAACCCGACTAAAGGCGAGCTTTCGCCGCGTCAAATTGAGGTCAAGCCCTGCCAGTGCTTGACATGGAGGACCGAAGTGCCGGCCACAAAAGGAGAATCGGAACTCCTGCAGAACTATTTTGATGACTGCAGACCGGGATATCTGATTGGCATTGTAGAAGATGCACTGTCGGCTCATGCCAGGAAGAAGCGCGAAGAGCGCAACGCACGACAGGCGGCTGAGACCAAGAAGCTCTTTGAGAATCTGCCGGAGCCGCCGGAAGATCTCAGTAAACAAGTTTTGAAAGTGTGCAGTGATGCGGGCTTTCTCTGGGTCACCAATGATAAACAGAACGTAATCGAACCCGGCGGCGTTGAGAAGAAAATCTCGATTCAGCGGGCAAGGTGCGATAGCTGCGGCGGTGAATATACGCTGTCGGAACTGCTCAAACACAAGAGCACAGCGACGTGCGAGTGCTGCGGGGAGAAAATGCAGGTTCGCAATACCCGCTATTCGGTCAAAAGGTTATGGGCCGCAAGGACATTCCTTTGGAGCAAGCCGCAGGGGGATGGAGTCTGGATTCGCCGCTATCTGGTGTATTTCGATTTCAGAAATCATCGAGCAGAACCGGAATTTCACGGCCGTGGAATCTGGTGGACGGACGGAAAGACCATAAAGCAGTGGAAACGCGACTGGGGCGAAAAAGCTCAGTATATCATGTGCCAGCGCCCGAAGCTGTCCGCGATGCTGCTGGCCCCCTCTGGCCCGTATCAGCCGTACACGCTGGCATCCCACACTGACCAATTTGAGAGTGATGTTCGGAAAGTGTTGAAATCTGAATGGATGTACCAGTACGATAATCACCTCAATTTTCCGTGGGAAGTTCGGCAGTGGGAAATTGTGAATCGGTATCCGATGGCCGAAAGCCTTGTCAAAACGGGCTGGGCTGACGCTCTGTGCTCTCAGGTGTACGACGAATATGAGCACAGCACCCGCATCAATCTTCGCGCAGAAACCTATTACGGCGTGTTTGGCTTGAACCGTCAGGAACTGGCCGCAGTCTCGCAGAGCAAAAAGTCGTTCCGCGAGGTGGATAATGCGCTGGAATGGAAAGAAGCCGGCCTTGCAATCAATGGCAAGAACATGGCGATGACGGCTAACATCCGAAAACTCTCAGGAATGGCCAAGACATTGCAGGAAAGCGGAATGACGCGGAGCCTGAAATATCTCCGTCAGCAGACAAGGCGAGCCACCGGAAGCTACAACGGCCAGATTGCTCTTCAAGTTGCATCGGACTGGCTGGACTATCTCGATATGGCCGGACAGATGAAGATGAACTTGAATCTTGAAAAGGTTCGTTTCCCGCTGGATCTTAAACGCCGCCATGATGATTTGGTTCTGGAGCGCAATAAGCGGCGCCGAAAGGATGCGCTGAGAGGTGCTGCAAGCAGCATCAAAAAGGATGCCAAGGAACTGGAAAATCAATTCCATATCGAGAACATCTACAAGAAAATCCGCAAAATCTACGAGTACGATGGAGCGGAATACATCATTCGGGTACCGGATGGAGCAAAGGCCATTTTGGAAGAAAGCAGATTTCTTGACCACTGCATCCAGCGCGGAACCAGATACTTTGAGCGCATTGCCAAACGTGAGAGCTACATCTTCTTCATGCGGCGCAAGGCTGACCCGAATACCCCGTGGTATACCTTGGAGGTGGAACCGGGCGGCACTGTCCGCCAAAAGCGCAGCTATAACAACGACCAGTACGCCGATTTGGAGGACGCGAAACCGTTTATTGCGGAATGGCAACAGGTCGTGCAGGGCCGCATGACAGCGGCGGAAATTGACTTTGCACGGCAGTCCAAGGAAATCCGTGCACAGGAGTTTGCAGAACTCAAGGAAAATGGAAACATTATCCGCACGGGAGCAAATGCTGGAAAGCTGCTCGTGGATGAACTGATGCACGACTTGATGGAGGTGGAAAAACGTGTCGGCTAAAATTGAACTTTCTCTCGCGCCCGCCAAAGCAAAAGGTCTTTCGGAAGATGAGCGTCTGGATTTGGGGCGCCTGCTCCTGAAAGCAGGATACCGAGTTGATATTGTACGCCGTCGTCCAAACGCCAACCCGGGCACCCAGTACGAGTACTATATGATTCTGGACAAGGGGGATAGCAATGCCTGATACCCGCAAAGGACACAACCCCAGCGGTGCGCCGGACCCCACCCGGGCGCGTGCTGAAAATAACATCCAGAAGGACGAGAAACGGGTGCATGATCTTATTCACGTTCTGCGGTATGTGGCAGATGCCGCAGGGTTTGAGATTGCAGAGCGCATTGTCCTGATCGACAGTCAGTCGGGGAGGATCTATCGGTGAACAGAACAAAAAACGAATTGGCGGATTACGCATGGAATCCTGTAACAGGATGTCTGAAAGACTGCCGATATTGCTACGCAAAAAAGAGCGCTTTACGCTTTGCCAGCGATTGGAGACGAAATCTTGCAGAACGTCCGAAGGTTCAGCAGGTCGGAGCGAACCTCTTTGCGCTGGACGCTCCATGGGAAACCACGAATAACCGCTTTCTGAACAACCCAACCGGATTTATGCCCACGATACATAAGTATCGCATGGATTGGCCACAAAAGGTCAAGGTGGGCTCAACCATCATGGTATGCACGGACGGTGACCTGTTTGGTCCGTGGGTGCCGGAAGATTGGATTCTTCAGGTATTCGCTGCGGCCGAAATGGCACCCCAGCACCAGTACATTTTCTTGACGCAGTACCCGGTGAGATATCAGAATCTTGCAAACCATGGGGTACTTCCACAGAAAAACAATTTCTGGTACGGCTCTACCGCAACGATTCTGTCAGACAGCGTGTGGGCAAACGAAAAGTATAATACGTTCGTAGCCATAGAGCCACTTCTCGGACCGTTTGAAGGCGATGCAACAAAAACGTTCCGAAAGCTGAAATGGGCAGTTATTGGAGCGGAAACAGGCAAAAATGCCGAAAAGGTTATTCCAAAGGCTGGATGGATACAGGACATTCTGACATCGGCAGATGCAGCTGGTACGCCGGTGTTTATGCGGAGCAACATGGAAAGCATAGTGGGCGCTGAGAATATGCGCCGGGAAAAGCCTGCGGCGTTTTTGCAGAAAATCCCGACAGTGGAACAGAAAAAGCGGCTGTGGGAACATTGCACCGTTTGCGGCAAGTACCGGCCTATGAAGGAAATGTACGCCCTGCTCCTGCGCAGAAAGCGTGGCGATAACCCGGAGCGGGTGGCTTATATGTGCCCTGAATGCTATGGAAAATTCAGCATGAAGCACTTTGAGAAAGGAGAAAAGGAAGATGAAGTTTGAGCGAAGCGAACTTGGAGCGCTGTTTTCCAAGTTGCGCACGGCGGTGCCGGAGGTTCGGGCGGTGGGCACCGATGATGCAGGAATCCTGTTGAGCGGCTCCAATGCATACGCCACCAATCTGGAACTGAGCGTCCGTGCTGGTCTGTCCAAGCCGGTTGAGCAGGATGTGGTGGTTCCACCGCGCGGTGTTGATTTTATCAGCGGCACGGTAGCACCGGAAATCAGCATCGAGGCCGATAAAGGAATCCTTACCGTGAAATCCGGCACGGCCAGGGCACGCCTGAACACAACGCCGGCAGAGAACTACCCGGAGTTTTCTGGCCCGGGCGATGATGCAAAGCGGTGTATCGTGGGGGCCAACGATTTAAGCTGGGCAATCTCCAAAGTCCTCTATGCGGTGTCGAAGGACGAAAAACACCCTGCGCACCGTGGCCTGTGCTTCTCTCGGAAAGGCGAGGATGTGCTGGAAATCTGTGCGCTGGATGGATACCGGATGGCGATTGCCAGAATCAATTGCACAGCTGATGGTGATTTTCGCTTTACGCTTCCTGCGGCCACGGCAAAGGCAGTTGATACGCTTTCTATGGATGGTAGCGTGGAAATTGTGCGTGACCGGAAAAAGGCTGTTTTCAGTGACAGCAATTTCGAGGTGAAGTCCCGCCTGATTGCGGAACCGTTCCTGGACTATGGTAAGGTTGTGGCCCAGAGAAATGAAGGAACCCGAATTGCGCTTGACAGAAAAGAACTGCTGGGCGTTCTGGGTCGCGTCAAGCTGGCCCGGTCTGCAGACGCAAAGGAAAAGAGCGTTCTGGTAATGGACCTGGAGCCCGGCGGCACCGGCAGAGCATCAATGCGCAGCACGATCGCGCAAATGAATGAGGAGTTTTCCTTTAGCGGAAAGTTGGAAGACCCCTTGCGAATCGGCTTCAACCTTGAATTTCTGAGCGAGGCTTTGAAGTCGATGGAAGAGGACGAAGTCAGCGCATGGGTAGTTGGGCCGCTGTCCCCTGTAAAGCTGATTGAACCGCAGTATGAAGCGCTGGTGCTTCCCGTTAAGGTAAGGGGTGAAGCATGATGCAGGATAGAACTTTTCGCGGGCAGTCTGCAGATGGCGTTTGGCATGAAGGATTCCTGATTCGCTCCCCGGGTGTGAAGAACAGCCGCCCGGGTGAGGGCTGGTACATCAACTCCGAGCAAGAGCCGGCATACGCCCATCTGGTCAAGCCATTTACAATCGGCATGAGCACTGGCGTAAAGGACATGGAAGGAACGATGGTCTTTGAGGGCGACATCATCAAAACCACCGGCTCCAACGAGCGGATTTTCTCTGTAGAGTTTGGCGAGTACATTGCCTATGGCGTGAGCCATATCGGGTTCTACGCAAAGATTGCTGGCAAGAACTCACGCGACTACAACCCGTGCTGTCTTCGGGCGTTGCTCTACATTGGAAAAGTGGTTGGAAACATGAGCGACACACCATACCTGATGAAAGAAGCTGGAGAGGAGCAGAAAAAATGAAATGGACTGAAACAATTACCCCGAAGCAGGCAGTCGAAGAACTGGGCGTGCCCTATCACGGCTGGATGCGCGAGATGGATCGGGCGTGGATCAGCGAAGACCAGAAGTACAGCGTGATGTCTCGTTTGCTCCGCACGGAATGGGGCAAGGTCGAACACGTCACGATTACGGCGGCAGAGGGCGTTGGCCGGAGTGACGGCAGCGGGGATATCCCGTGGGCCGTCAAGATGGAAATTAAAAACGACCTGTTCGGCGAGAAGCGAGTTGCCGTCGAAGTGTTCCCAACGCAGGACCGGTTGGTGGACGTCTGCGACTGCTATCACCTCTGGGTGTTTGAGAAAGGTTTCCAGCTTCCGTTCGGCATCCACCCGCGCGATAAGAAAACGGTGACGGTCAATCGCGGCAGTACCAGAGTTCGGGCCATTGACGGCGCAGGACGCGAACACAGCATCAAAGAGCTGCTGGAAGAGAATGGTGCGGCGGACGTTCCTAAACAGGTATATGCACAGGCTATGGCCGGGTATATGATGAAAAATCTTCTGGGAGGGTGATGCAAAATGTGGCTTTGGATTGTGCTGGTGGTTCTGGCGGTGATGGCTGCACTTCTGATTTATGCGGCGTGCTGCGTGGATGGTGATATAGACCGCCAGAGCGAAGCGCACCCGCCGAAACCAGAGAAAGGACGAGACGATGGCAAAGTATGAGATGCTTATCACTGCATCCGGGAAACGTGGCTCTGCACTCCTGCCGTGCGTTGTTGTCGATGAAAAGGGCATTAAGCGTGCTGCTGTACGAGCTAAGGCGATGGCCAGAGCTTGCTACCCGGAGTATGAAAAATTCAATGTGGTGAAGATGAAGGTGATTTCAGATGAATGAAAAGGGATTGATGGAACAGTCGAACGCAGCGATTAAAGCGGCGCTGGAGCTGTTCGCGGCTGACCATGGGAAGTTGAACGATGGTGACAGCTTTACGACAAAGCTCAATAACTGTGTGCTCACCATTTCGCTGAAAGATGGGAGCTTGGACGTACAGTTTGACCCGGACGCAGACGTCGCGGTGGACACCCCGTACACACTGGACATGAAGCTCGACATTTATAAGGAGGAAGACAATGGAAGAGTACATCAACCGTGAGGACGCATTGAAATGCCTGGAGTATAACGCGATTCAGAAGCCGAGTGCGAATGATGTTGTTTCTGCGACTCTCCGGGTAGCGCGGGAAAAGGTCGAGAAACTTCCTGTTGCACAGGAAGGAGCGCTACTTTCTTTCTGGCGCGACCCCGACAAAGACCCGCCGAAGGTAGAAACAGAAGTGCTGATTCTGTACTGCAACGAAATTGACGGGTACGGAATAACGACGGCGCATTATGAGGATGGAAACGTTTTTTTGCAAGATAGCGAATGGAATTGGGAGAATCTTCCCGATTGGGGGACATACGACGAGGAACAGGACGACTATCGAATCCCGAAAGGCTGGTGGGAATACCGCCACTTTAACCCGGATGAGGTTTACAACAATCGGGTTGATCGGCCTGTTGTTGGTTGGATGCCTTTGCCACCGAAGGAGATGACACAGAATGGCAATCAATAAGAAAACCCGTGAGGCGGTATACCGGAAGTACGGAGGTCGCTGCGCATATTGCGGCAGGGCGATTGCCTACAAAGATATGCAAGTAGATCACTTCCGACCGTTGCGGGTGTGGGATGAAGTAGATGGCGCGGCAGATGATATTTCAAACCTTATGCCCGCCTGCCGGATGTGCAACCACTATAAGCGCGCAAACTCCCTGGAAGTATTTCGCCGGTATATTGCCGAGATCCCCCGTAAGCTGCGTGATAACTATATTTATAAAATTGGCGTAGCTTACAGGAATATTATTGAAAACGAAAAGCCGATTAAGTTTTTCTTCGAAACTGAGGAGGCGAAGACCAACCCTGAATATGCTATTACGAGCCCGGAGGACATGGCCCATTATTTGATGGATTTTTGCCATTGCCACTTGGCAACCGGAAATGGTTGCCCGGGCTGCCCGTTTGATAAACCGACCAGCGACAACGGGGATGGAGAGTGCCGTTTATATGTCCCCGACGACTGGGATTTTTGAGGAGGTATAGAATGAATAAGCAAAAGATTAAGAGTGTTCCGAGGCTGACGACCGACAATCCGGTGGACAATTTTCAGACTGCCCTCAACTTTACTGACGTCAGCGAGGACGGCTGGGTATGGTTGCGGCAACCTGAAATGGCACTGACCGAGTACGCGCGGCAGCTCGTCAAGGGCCATGGCAGCAGCATCGATTTGAACTGCAACGATATGGAACTCTCCGAAAGCCTGACCGATCACCTCTTCGATGACCCAAAGCAGAGCATCGATGGACTGATTGCAGAGCATTACACGATTTTGTGGGCCTACGCGACCCTGCGGGAAAAGCTCAAATGGTACGAGGATGCAGGAATCCCGGTCATTCCTAATTACGGTCTGAGCACCATCCGGCGGGCAATCAATCGGTACGGCACCACCCCGCAACTCCAGATGGCGATCAAGGAAATGTCAGAGCTCACGAAGGCAATCTGCAATCTCCAGCGGGCCGTAACCTTCAACTACCGCAACGGTGCGAAGATCAAGGTCGCCCACGAGAGCGTCAGGGAAGAAATCGCGGATGTTTACATCATGCTGGCGCAGCTCGTTGAGATCGTCGGCAAGCCTGAAGAGGTACAGCAGATCGTGCTCGAAAAGCTCGAACAGCTCAAAGGCGACCTGGACGGCGGGGAGGTGCAAAGTGAGTAAAGCTGTTTTACTGAGCATCCGGCCCAACTGGTGCAAGAAAATCGCAAACCTGCGGAAGACGGTTGAAATTCGCAAAACTGCGCCAAACCTTGAAGTGCCGTTCAAATGCTACATCTACTGCACAAAAGCTCCAAAGAAACTCATTACGATTTTCAGAGATGGCGAAGAATCGTATGATGGAGAAATCTATCACGGAAAGACCAAGTTTATCACATGGGATGGCATTGGTGTGCCAGATGATATAGACAGCGCCATGCAGATGGTTATTGGCGAGTTCGTCTGCGATGACATCCGACGCATTGGACCTGAATACTGTGTCGTCAAAGAAGATATCGAATCTGCAATTTCTGGAAGCTGTCTCACAGTACCGCAAGTCAAAGACTATGCCGGATGGAAGTCCGGGATGAGTTATGCAGATTTGAAAGACTTGTATGGCTGGCACATTTCCGACCTGAAAATTTACGACCGCCCACGACCGTTAAGTGATTTCACAAGACTGCGGGCAACAAAATTTGGCTATGAGCCTGTAGAGATTCGGCGTCCACCGCAATCCTGGTTTTATGTGGAGGATGCAGAATGTACGTCATGAACAAAAAATGGGACTCCATCACGAACATTGCCCAGTGCACCAGCGTGTATGTGAGTCCTGAGCATGAAATAAAGGCGGTACCCACTGGAGGCGGAAATGTCTATCGTCTGGGGCAGTATGAAACAGCGGAAATCGCCCGCGCTGTCCTGAATGACCTGTATATGCACATTTCGACTGGCTGTGTCTACCAGATGCCGAATGACCAGCGAGCGCTGGTGCTGGCCCGAGGCATGAGCGACGAACGGCCTGACAAGTTTGCCGGAAATGGTAAGAAGTCGGTGCGCAGGGGAGGATCCTGATGGAGAAAACAGGTGCGGTTCTCCCGTGTCCTAAATGCGGGAGCGGCTTTTTGGCATGGGGCAAGCCGTTTAGAAGCGCGACGACGAAACTTATCGTACTGTTAGGGCAGCATCGCAGAATTGTCTGTTGCGTGATGTGCGGATACTATGCGCCCTTGAAAAAATGGAACAAAGAGGAACGGAAAAATGAAAGCACACATTGAACCTAAGAGCCGGGAGTGCCCTTTCTGCGGTGCACCGACCTATGAAGTCGTGAGCGTCACGGGCATGAAATGCGTTCGGTGCACCAATAAGAAAAACTGCGGTGCAATCGTCAGTTTCAACAACAAGGACTGTGATGAACGCGGTATTTCGCCGGCGGTGTACTTCAATCGGCGGGCAGGAAAGGAGTGAATAAGGGTGCCGTGCTATGAGGTCGCAATCGAAGCAAGAAAAAATGATACGGCAGAAAAATGTATGTTTTCTGCATGGATTCGTGGAGAAAACACTCCGAAAGCCGTAGAAGAAGCCTTGCAGAAAGTAGCTTATGAACACCCCGATTTTGGAATGCTGCGCCCGGTATGCGTAGAAGAGCAAAAACTGGTAGCAGCGTATTGGCAGGGAACATCGGCACCTCGCCGGCAGTGGAAAATAGTTCATAAGTACAAAGTGGAATATAGATCCCCAGTGAGTAATAGGGAACTGCTCAAAAAATCTTATGTGTGGGCAGTATCCGCAGAAGAAGCTGTGGGCTATGCAAAAGAGAACGTTGGAATTTCGGGACTTATAGTGAATGCGGAGGAATCTAATGAATCTGATTCGTGAAATTTTCTTTAGTCCGATGGTCGTGGATGCGGCCGGAATCATCCTGATTGTGGCTGCATTGCCTATGGTAGGTTGGTCTTGGGCTGTAAGCCACATGGCTGGACCGAAGGTCAAAAATGCAAAGGAGGGCACATGAAAGCACATCTGGCGTTCCTGTGCAATGGCCGGTGTCAGTGGTGCAAAAGCCGTTGGGACTGCGGCAAAGCGAGAAGATTCCTAGCAAAAATTTTTGGGTGCAAAGATTGGAGATGGCAAAACAGATGAAGAACATTCGCCAGCAGCGGGCTGATGAACGGGATAAGGCGGCGCAGATCTTCACTTGGTGTATGGTGGTGGCTATGCACCAGGAAGAGGGCATTGGAGCCACACGCTTGGAGCGGGCCTGTAATGAGATGCACGAGTTTCAGCAGCGGTATAGGACAAAAATCCTGACCGAGAACCGCAAGAGTGCAACGGATGCCATGCGGGAGGACTTGAAAGGCATCTGTGATTTTGAGGTCCGGCTTCCGCAGACCAAGGCTCCGCGCAACCGCAGGGAAGAGCAGCTCCGCATGGCCCAGAACGAGGGCGCAGAGATCGCCTGGCTGGTTATGGCGGCAACAACGCACCTGACCTTCGGCTTCGGCAAGGAACGGCTTGCCCGCTTGAAGCAGGAAACGCTGGATAACTACCGGCAGTACATCGGATGGGTAGAGCAGGACGGTGAAGCCTATGCAATGGAACTGCTTCGCCGCTGTTCGGAACAGGCTTTGCAGGAAGAACTCAAAATCAACGATATGCGGGAAAGCAAAGATCATATCCTGCCCGGCGGCTCCGCAGAAGCCCAGAGGGCAGATATGCTGCGGGCAATGGAGGCCGTATCGGCTAAGATGGCAGCAGAGCGCGGCATTACCCGCCAGCCGCTGGCCGTTTTGAGCCAGAGTGAAATTTCCCGCCGCATGAGCGCAATTTGAGCAAACAAAAAGAGGACTGCTTGCGCAATCCCCCGAGAAAAGCAATTCTATTATACCTAAATTGATGGATTTTGGCAACGTAGAACAGGAGGATGCGCAAAATGACTATCCCGGAAGATATGATGGCGTTCATCGAAGAAACTGCCCGCAAAGCTGCCCGCGAGGGTGCAAAGGAAGTTGTGGCCGAGCAGGCCCGTAAAGCCGCAGGCCGGTGTGACCGCCGGTTGCGGAACACGAAGTTGCTCCTGAAGAACTACCGGATGTTCAAAAAACATTGCACGGGTGCGGTCTATACGGACGAGGCTGGCGAACATGATGGTCAGGAGGAAGAAACCGCACTGGAACTGCTGGACATGATGCTCCAGCGGAACAATGCCATTACGGTTGAATCCATCCGCAACAGCTGCCGGCGCACTAAAATTATGATTCGCCATATCGATGCAATGCTTGGCCTGTACGAAACCTACTGCGCCCAGAGCGACAATGAAGCTCTGAAGCGGGGCCTGCGCATCATCAAGGCCATGTACATTGACGAGACCGCCAAGCCTGTGGAGCAGATCGCAATGCAGGAAAACGTGAGCGCCCGGCAGGTTTACCGTGACCATGATGCAGCAGTGGATAAAATCTCGATGCTGATGTTTGGTATCGACGCATTGGAAATGTCTTAGCTCGATGTCAAAAAGATGTCATGGACGCGTCACGGCAAAAGTGGTACAATAATACCGTAAAATTCTAATCATAGCGCATTGCCCGCCCGGTTTCGCCACCGGGCGGGTATTTTTATGCCCGGAAAGGAGGAAAAATACCGCCGCTCCCCAATTTGTCCCGCCACGCCAGCGGGGAAAGCAAAGAAGGGAGAAAAAATGAATCAGCAAGTAGTGTATCAGGATATTTCGCAGATCCATCCCTATGAGAACAACCCCAGAAACAACGAAGCGGCTGTTGGTCCGGTAGCCCAGAGCATCAAGGAATTTGGATTCCGGGTGCCCATCTTGATTGATGGAAAAGGCACGATCATTGCCGGACACACCCGCTATGAGGCCGCAAAACGGCTGGGCATGGACAAAGTGCCCTGCATCCGGGTCGATGACCTGACGGACGCGCAGATCAAGGCATACCGCATTGCAGACAACAAGGTGGCGGAAGCATCCTCTTGGAATGATGATGTGCTCCGCGCCGAAATGGATGCACTGCAGGCGCTGGATGTGGATCTGAGCAGCACCGGCTTCAGCGAAGTGGAACTTGATGGTCTGCTCCGGGATGTGGACGATTCTGATTTTGAGGAGTTTTTCACGGAGCCTGCCCAACAGCCGCCCAAAGCGACCGATACAGGCCCGGACCCCGAAAGCCAGCAATCTGGACAGCCTGCACCTTTTCAGCCCGCTACGGCGCAACAGAGCGGCTCTAAGCTTATCCAGTGCCCGCACTGCGGAGAATGGTTTGAAACATGAGGCTGTGTTTGGCGGGAACATTCCCGTCAGAGAAAATCGTGCGGGAAAACAGGCCGGAGTACGTTCTGGAGAGCTTTTTCTATATCAAGCCGTGGCAGGTCGAGGAAATGCCGAAGTGGAAGATGTTCTTGCTCGACAGCGGGGCATTCACGTTTATGCACGGGGTAGAGGCTTCATCAAAGCCAGTGGATTGGGACGGGTACCTAAGCAGGTATATCGACTTCATCAACCGCCACGATGTGCAGCACTTCTTCGAGTTGGACGTAGATATCATCGTAGGCTATGATGCCGTAAAGCGCATGAGAGCCCGCCTTGAAGCTGAGACGGGCAAGCAGAGCATTCCAGTCTGGCATCGCTCCCGCGGCCTTGACGAATTTAAAAGCCTGTGCAGGGACTATCCCTATATCGGCATCGGTGGCTTCGCAATCAAGCACATTCAGCCCAGCGAGTACGGCTACATCAAACGGCTGGTGCAGTATGCGAACGCCTGCGGGGTGCGGGTGCACGGTTTGGGCTACACCAAAAAGGACGCGGTTGACTTTGGCTTTTATAGCGTGGACAGCACCACATGGACTACACAGGTCAATTTTGGCGGCTTGTCCTACTTCAACGGCTCAGAGATGGTTGTGGTCAGACCCCCGAAGGGCATGATAGGCGCAGACTACCGGATCCGCCGAGAGTATGCGCTGAAAGAGTGGATCAAATACCAGAAGTACCTTGATACGAAAGGAAAATGGCGTGGATAAAGATATCGTATACCGCGTTGAGGATGGCATGGACAGAGAAAAAATTCTCTGCACCACCTACCAGATGCGGAATTTTTATATGCAGTTCAGAGACGGTTTCTTCACCAATCTGGACGTAATGAACTATATCCAGCACCTTGCCGCCGCCCACATGGCGAAAAAGGGCATGAACGTGCTGGATGTGTGCTGCGGCCGCTCTCTGATGCTCCCGCTGCTGCGCTACTACGCAAAGGATATTGCATCCTATACCGGCGTAGACATCAGCAAAGCGAACATCAAAGAGGCTATGCGCGGCGCAACCGCAAAGAACCTTGAACCTAAAGATCTGACTTCCTACTACCCGTTCCGGGTGGGTTGGAAGCTGGGCAACGTTGCTGAGATGTCGAAAGTCATCCCGGCAGGGTTTGCCGATTTTGTGATTTACACCTCTGCCATTGAGCATATGCACCCTACGGACGGCGCAAAAAGCCTTGCAGAATGCTACAAGGTGATGAAGCCGGGTGCAAAAATGTTTCTCTCCTGCCCGAATACCCCGGGCAATGGGTATCAGACCCAGTACCGCGCCCACGTCTATGAGTGGGGTTACGATGAGCTGAAAAGCAAGCTGGCCGAAATCGGATTCAGCATTGTGCAGGAAGTGGGCCTGGTCACCAGCGTCCGGGAAATGGACGAGTTCTATTCCAAGCAGGAACCGGCACTGCGGGACTTCTACACCCGCATGAAAGCCTATGTCCCGTCTGCATTCCTCACAGCCTTTATGGCGATTCCGTTCCCGCGTGAGGCAAAAGAACTGCTGTTCATCGTTCAGAAGCCGAAAGGAGAAGAAAACAATGGCTAAGTTTGAAAATCGCTACGGCGTGCGAAAAATCGTCTACAAGCAGAAATGCCGGTGCTTCTGCCCCATCGGAAAGGCAGACTACACCAATGAATTTACCGTGACCATGGAGCCGGCAGAGATTATCCCGGACTACTGCGAGATCGACAAGTTCATCCGCGAATGTCTGGAAGGTGAAAGCCTGGTCATCGAGGAAGCGGCCAGCAAGCTGAAGAAAAAGCTGGTTGAGGAAGTGCACCCCAGCTGGATCATGGTCGAATCCGCGGTGAATGACGCACCCCACGGTAATGTGGTCGTTATGGTATGAGGGGGACAGGGAACATGAAAAACACCAAAGCCCTCTGCCAAACTGCAGTTGTCGCGGCTCTGTATGTCGCATTAACTACCCTGAACCCGCTGTCCTGGGGAGCTGTGCAGTTCCGCGTGGCCAATATGCTGTGTGCGCTCCCGTTCAAGGATAAACGGTATGCCCCGGCGGTGCTGTTGGGAATTGCAATCGCAAACGCAACGAGTCCTTTCGGCCCGGTCGATGTACTCTTTGGTCTGTTGGCTGAGGGGACTGCATACGCACTGGTGGTCTGGGGGCCGTGGAAAAAGCTGGGGATTCTGTGGAAAGCGGTTATCCTCTCCCTGTCCGTGGCTCTGTTCATCGGTGTGGAGCTGTCTATGATGGTCGGCGCGCCGTTCTGGCTGACATGTGCTGGCCTGTTCGCGGGCACATTCCTGGCCGTGGAACTGGGAAACCTGATGATCTCTAAAACCGCTCTCGCAAAGGTCGTGTGAGAGGGGACGCGGCGCCGGCTCTACAAAGGGTCGGCGCTTTTTCTTCGGAACAACACAACAGCCCGGGTAGATACCGGGACAGAAAATGAAGAAGGATAGTGGTGGCGATGTAGATGGAAAAGCGAGATAAGGCGTTCACCCTTTATAAGAAAGGGATGGGATGCACCGAAATCGCAAAGAAGCTGGACGTATCGCCGAACACTGTGAAATCGTGGAAGAAGCGCTATTGGGATGCACAAAAGGGTGCACCCAAGAAACGCACCCCGCCGCACCCCAAAGGTGCATCCTCCAAGCGCACCCCGAAAGCCCCGCAGGATGGCAAGCCAAAGCCGGGTGCACCGCTGGGTAATGTCAATGCAGTTGGCAACCATGGAGGCGCGCCGCCGGGTAACCAGAATGCCTTGAAACACGGCGGGTGGTCCGCTGTAATGTTCGGTGCCTTTTCGGAAGAGAATCAGAAAGCTATCCAGGACTGCACGAAGGATGTGGATGCAGAAGATCTGCTGATACAGGAACTCCAACTGCTGACTGCCCGGGAGGCCTTTCTGCTTCAGCGCATTTCCGCAGTCCAGGAAAAGAAGCAGCACATCCAGTCGGTGCACACATCCAAGTCCAGCCGGTCGTTTACCCGCTTGGATGAGGATAAGGAAAAAGAGGCCCACGACAAGGAGGTCTACATTGAGCGGATAGATGCCAAAGTCAGTCGGGAAGAAAGGCTCCCCGGCACCACCGTAGAAACATCAACCACCATTGAATCAAGCTACCTTATCGTGGAACGCTTAGAGCGGCTATTGACCGATGTACAGCGCCAGAAATCCAAGGTGATACAACAGCTTGCCGACCTGCGCAGAATGAGCAACAGCGGCAAGAATGAGTTGGTAGACGATTGGGTTGCGGCCGTTGAAGCCGCGGATGCGGAATCGGAGGGCGCAGACGATGGCGATGAAGCAACGTGAAGTCTTTGCCCGGCGGGTGCCCTTGTACCGCAAAAATCCCTGCAAATTCTTTGCGGAGGTGACTGGCTTTGCACCTGATCCGTGGCAGAAAGAAGCTGCTACGGCCATTGCGCAACATCGCAAGGTGTCTATTCGCTCTGGGCAGGGCGTTGGCAAGACTGCTTTTGAAGCGAACCTAGTCCTTTGGTTTCTGTCCTGCTTCCCGTATCCCCGCGTGGTGTGCACGGCACCGACCCGCCAGCAGCTGAACGATGTCCTCTGGGCCGAGATTGCCAAGTGGCAGGAACGCAGCCCTGTCTTGCAGGCTATGCTTGTTTGGACAAAGACCCGCGTTTACATGAAAGGGCATGAGAAACGCTGGTTTGCCGTAGCCCGCACAGCCACCAAGCCGGAGAATATGCAGGGCTTCCACGAAGACAATATGCTTTTCGTGGTGGACGAGGCATCCGGCGTTGCTGACCCCATCATGGAGGCTATACAGGGTACGCTTTCCGGCGATAACAACCGCCTGCTGATGTGCGGAAACCCAACGCAGAACACCGGCACATTTCACGATTCGCACACCGTGGATGCCCAGTCCTACTACTGCATGAAGGTGTCCAGCCGGGACAGCCCCCGTACCAACAAACAAAACATTGCAGATCTGGAACGGAAGTTCGGAAAGAACAGCAATGTTGTTCGTGTCCGTGTGGATGGCGAGTTCCCGGAGAATGAAGACGATGTCTTTATTCCGATGGCGCTCGCCACAAGGGCTGTCAATGCTGAACCGCTGGAGCACAATGTTCCGGCCCGAATCTCCATTGGGTGTGACGTGGCCCGCTTCGGCAACGATGATACGGCCATTGCACAGAACATTGATGGAGATATCCAAAAGCTGGTCACACGCCACGGTCAAGACCTGTACGCTACGGCAGATGATATCATTGCGATATATAAAGCCCTGCGTGCAGCGTATCCGCAGTACCGCGGCCTGATTTATGCGGTCATTGATGACACCGGCGTTGGCGGCGGCGTGACCGACATTCTCAACCGAGAAAAGATTCGGCAGAAGCTAACCAAGCTGATGGTCGTGCCGGTGAACTTCTCCAGCGCCGTGCCGGACAAGGAAGCCGCCGGGCGCTATGCAGATATCGCAACGTGGATGTGGGCAGTCCTACGGGATATGGCCACGGCAGGCACCCTACATATCCCGAACGATTCAACCCTGATAGGACAACTTACCACCCGTAAATACATCTTCGCGGGCACACCACTGAAGCTGAAACTTGAAGGCAAGGATGCCTTGAAGAAGCGCGGCCTGACCAGTCCTGACCGCGCTGATGCGGTAGCTCTTGCGCTGTATGAGGGCGGCATCTTTGATGTGCGCAGTCTGATATGATAGCCGGAAAGGAGAAAAGGTGAAAAAAGTTATTGCCGGTAAAATCAAACCACAACTTCGCCTCGATGGCTATTACAACGTCCTGAACAAGTATGGCACCCAGCACGATAGCACCGAGTATTACCAGTGGGCAACTGGTGCTGCTGTGACAGACGCGGAACTGGCCGACCTTTATGCAGGAAATGGTCTGTTTTCGACCATCATTGATGCCCCAGCGGATGATGCCACCAAGAATGGCATTGACCTGGGTATCAAGGATAAAGACCTGCAAAAGCGGCTGGATGACCACCTGCAGACCATTCACTACCAAAGCAAACTTGCAAAGGCGCTGAAATGGGCACGTCTGTTCGGTGGCTCCGCTGTTGTTATGCTGGTGGACGATGGCAGACTTCTTCAGGATCCGCTGAACTGGCGGGATGTTCACGGCGTGGCAGAATTGCTGGTTTACGGCCGCAACGAGGTGTTCCCGCTGTGGATCAACGGCTATGAGAACAACCCTGACGATGAAAACTACCGCAAAGGCGGTACGGGCATCCCGGAGTTTTACCAGGTGAACAGCGTGTACGGCAGTTATGTGGTGCATTCTTCCCGCTGCCTGATATTCCATAACGGGGAGATCCCCGAAGGCTCCACGATGGCCAATCTCTACCGTACATGGGGCATTCCGGAGTATATGCGCATCCGTGAAGAACTGCGGAATGCCAGTATCGGCCCGGGCTACTCCATTCGACTGCTGGAACGGCTGTCGATGGTAACATACAAAATGAAGAACCTTGCCAACGTTCTGTCTACGGCAGACGGTGACGATACGGTGCTTCAGCGTATGGAAATGCTTGACCTTGCCCGCAATCTGCTGAACATGGTCTTTATTGATGCAGATGGCGAGGATGTGGGCATTCAATCCCTGTCTGTGGCTGGTGTTAAGGACATTCTGGACAATGCCTGCGCAATGCTGTCTGCTGTGAGCCATATCCCGCAGACTAGGCTCTTTGGCCGTTCCCCAGCGGGTGAAAATGCCACCGGCGAAGGGGACATGGAGAACTATAAGGAAGCCGTGTCCGGCATCCAGTCTGGCGACCTCCGGGACAACACCCGCACGCTGGTCGAACTGATTCTGCGCGGAATGGTGTGGAACGGCGAAATCAAAGAGGTGCCGGAGTACACTATCACCTACAAGAGCGCATGGAGCCTGTCTGATGATGAAAAGGCTACGCAGGACCAGGCGAATGCCGCGGCCCAGCTTACCAGAGCACAGACTGTATCTACATACGTTACGGCTGGTATTTTGGAAATTCCCGAGGTTCGCCAGTCCTTGGCGCAGGATGAACAGTTTGACCCTGAAAACATCATCACGGAAGCAGATGTTAATCAGGACTGGGGCTTGGGCGAGGCTGACGTTCCCCAGCCGACCAATCCGCAGAACCCGCCTGCGGCAGGCAACCTGGTTACGGATGAAGGCGACTGCGGTTACGTTGCCGGCTTCGTTCTGAATGATGGAAAAATCCTCTGCGGCCAACGCTCCGATGGGCAAGGCTGGTGCGGCCCCGGCGGTCACATCGAACCCGGGGAAACGCCGAGCGTGGCATTCCGCCGGGAAGCAAAGGAAGAGTTCAATATTGACGTGGGAGATATTACCTATCTCGGCAACTGCAAGGGCAAGCCGGATGAGGTGCTTCCCGTTCAGATCTATCTCGTCAATGGCTTCGATGGCGTTCCTCGGTGTGACCAAAAGGAGATGTTCACGGCTACATGGATGCCCCCTGAACAGATTTTGAAACAGGATGTGCCCGGTGGACTTGTGTTTGAACCGTTTCTCAGAAGCGTGAAAGAATACCTTGACCGGCTGGGCATTACACTGGATGATTTTGACGAGAGCAAGCACAACCGCGATGAGGATGGAAGGTTCTCCAGTTCTAGCGGCTCTACATCATCAAAAGATGTATCGAGCGAGGAAAATTCATCAAAAGACTTGAATGATTCTCAAAGTCATGCTAAAATAAATTCTAACGCAGTTTCGGCAAAAGGCGCGAACACTTTCAAGGTGAAAGGTTTCCCCAACAAGCAGAAGCTGAACAACCACTGGCAGAATGGAAGAACTCACGCCGCTGAGTACGCTCCCGATGGCATTACGACAAAGGAGCAGTACGAAAAGCGAGCGGTTCAACTTTTGGAAAGCCCGTGCGGAAACGGCATAAAAGGCTACAAGACAAAAGATGGCCTTGTGTGCCGGTATGACGCGAAGAAAAATGACTTTGCAAAAGGTTCCCCAGAGAAGGGCGTAAGAACGATGTTCAAGCCTGACGATGGGGAAGATTACTATAAACGTCAGCTTGAACTGGAAGGAATCGAAGATGATTGAGAAAATCCTCTGCCCGGTATGTGGGCAGCATAGCTTTGATGAAGACAACGATTTTGAGGAATGCCCTGTGTGCGGCTGGGTAAATGATGGCGTGCAGAGAGCGGATCCTGATTATCGCGGCGGTTATAACCGCATCAGCCTGAACGAAGCTAAAAAGAAGTTTGCCGAAGGCAAAAAGGTGTTTGACTAAAATATTGGCGTTGAGAGCCTTTGCAGGTGACGTGAAAGCGTCCCTCGCAAAGGCTCTTTTTGTTTGCAGTCATAGCTCAGTTGGTAGAGCGCCTGCCCTCCAAGCAGGATGCCGCGGGTTCAAGCCCCGTTGACTGCTCCATATCGAGGGTTGGCCAAGTTGGATAAGGCATGGGCCTTTGACTCCCAGACCGCCGGTTCGAGCCCGGTACCCTCGACTTTTATGCTGGTGTAGCTCAATAGGATAGAGCAGGCGACTTGTAAACGTCAGGCTGTGGGTTCAATCCCCACCCCCAGCACCACCCGCCGTACACCGTAATCGGCACCTCGATGGCATGAGGGAGCACTGACCATGCTCCTAACAGACCGCTGCGAAGTGTTCTGGCCTGTTCCATGACAGAGCCAGCGCGGAGCCATAAACCGCGTTCCTTCCGCTTCGCGCTTGGACGGATGCGCGCTGTAAGCAAAAGGTCAAAATTCAAGTGCTGCATGCCATAAGAACAAAGACCCTGCATCAAGGTGGAGATGCAGGGTCTTTTTGATGCCTGCAAAGGGAAGATGGTTCCCAGAAAGATAAAGAGGTGGATATGCCTGTGAAGAATAATGGGCCCGGCATGACCGGGCGCTCTTCAATGACGAAAAAATCAAAGATCGAGCCGGAGTATCCGCAGTGGGCAGAAAGCAAGATGCGCGCAATCGAAAATCGGCGGTTGAAAGAACTGCAGAAGATTGTGCGAGAATCCATGCCTGAAATTCTGGCTATCGTTGCGGAAGAACAGAAAACCGGCTCCGACAGCATCAGACATGATGGATACAGCGACATGGTTCGCCGCATCCAGAACAGGTTCCGCATTATGCGTGACCGGCTCAGTCGGCGGCTGAAAACCGATCCGTTGGAACGAGATGTTCGCCGGTGCGCTGACTACACCGACCGGCGGCAACTCAAAGAATGGCAGCGCAGCGTGCGCGCCACGCTGGGAGTGGATATCCATGATGATTTCTTTCTCGGCGAAAGATACGACCAGATGCTTAAAAGATGGGTTGAGCAAAATGTCAGCTTCATTACCAGCATTGAAAGCGACTGCTTCGATGATATGGAGAACGTCATTATTGAGGGTTTCGCAAAAGGCCGCACCCCGGTGGCGATTTCCAATGAAATTCAACGCCGGTTTGATGTGACCAAGTCAAAAGCGAATCTTCTTGCGCGTGACCAGGTGGGCACCCTGAGCGCGAATCTGACCCGCACAAGGCAGGAATCCGCTGGGGTGGAGGAATATATCTGGAGCTCGTCAGGTGATGAACGTGTGCGCGAATGCCACCGTGAACTTGACGGTCGGAAATTCCGTTATGATGACCCGCCGGCCATGTGGTACATGACAAAGCACGGCAAAGTGTATAGCGGGCGGCATTGCAATCCCGGAGAGGACTACCAGTGCCGCTGTGTTGCAAAACCTGTCTTTAACTTCGATAGGCTGAATTCTGCAGCCTTTAAGGAGAAGAAACAATGAAACAGAATCCGCCGCTAGTCCTTCGGAGCGAAATGCGGACAGACAGTGTGCCTGTCGATGAGCATTACAGCACCGAGGGATATTTTTATGATAACCCCATCCTGACCCGCACGGGCATCTTCAAGTACACGCTGGAAGATGGCTCGGAGCGTCGAGAATTGCGCAGGCCGGAAGATGTGTTTGCCCCGGAAAGCCTTGCAAGCTATGAAGGAAAACCCATCATCATAACCCACGATGCGCAGGTAATCGACAAGGACAATGCCCGCCGGGAGAGAGTGGGAACAATCCTGACCCCTGGACAGCAGGACGGAGAAACCGTTCGTGCAAAAATCGTCATTGACGACCCGGATGCGGTAAAGGCATCCGGTCTGCGGGAACTGTCTGTTGGGTATTATCAGGACCTTATCATGGAACCCGGAGAATGGAACGGAGAGCCGTATGATGCAATCCAGACCCATATCCGTGTCAATCATCTGGCACTGGTTGCTGTCGCCCGTGCCGGTGATGATGCCCGCCTGAATATGGACAGCCAAGATAACAATGGAGGTATGACCCCTATGGATGAGAACGAAAAGATGAACAACCCCACTCAGGACGATGATACCACCGTGGACACTACGAAGCCTACCACTGATGATGGCGAGGATGCGGGCGGTCCCCCTGCGGCTCCCGGCCTTGACCCCGTTGGCATTCAGGCAGCAATCAAGGCGTACATGGCGGCAACAGCCGGCGGTGCTACTGCTGACGATGAAAATGACCCGGCAGCAGGCGGTGAGCCTGCAAAGCCCACCGAGGATGATGGTGAGGATGATTCCACTAAGCCCGATGCGCTGGCAGAGATTACCGCCCGCCGTGATGCCATGGAGGACGGTCAGGCCAAAGCGGACATTAACACCCTGCTGTCCATGCTGGATGCCGCAAATGCCCGCGCTGATGCCGCAGAGGACGATACCAAGCCCACTGAGGACGAGGATGATAACCCGGATGATTCCAACAGTCAGCTGAACCATGACAGCGCCAGCGCTATTGCGGCGCAGGTCAGCCAGCGTGTGGAACTGTGTCGGCTGGGCGATAAGCTGCATCTGGATGGCATGGAATCCATGCCGGTAATGCAGGCAAAGAAAAAGGTCGTTCATGCCGTTATTCCGGGTATGCGTCTGGATGGCAAGAGCAAAGCCTACATCAACGCGGCTTTTGATATCGCCAAGGGTAAAATCAATGGTCGCAAGACTGTGGCAGACCAGCGTCGTCAGGTGTTCAATGCTGATTCCGCAAATGCGGCAGTCCGCAATGTGGGCAAGAAGAACGACCCTGATGCGGCCCGCAATCGTATGATCCAGCGTCATGCTGGCGAGAAGGAGGACTAAGCTATGAGCAATATGGCAGTACAGATGAACTACGGCGAGCCTAGCCGCGGTATGCCCGGCCTGCTTTATGACCGTGCGAATTACGATGCAGTCACCCGCCGGAACAGTGCAGAGGATGGCAAGCTGTTCTTTGGCTGCGGCGTTGTGCAGGGTGCGGAGCCCGGCAAGGACATCACCCTTCCTGCAACCGGCGCGACCGCCGAGAAGTTCGAGGGCGTTGTGATGTACAGCGCCAATACGGAGATGGACGATGATGGTGCTGTACTCCTGCGCAAAGGCCAGATTCTGGATGTCTGCCAGACCGGCAAGATGTGGGTGCAGCTGGCCGATCAGGCGGAACCTGCTTACGGTCAGCCGGTTTATCTTGTGATTACCGGCGACGATGCAGGCAAGTTCACCCCGACCAAGGGCACCAATCTGGCGGTCAAGGCCCGCTTCATCGGTGCGGCCCAGAACGGCATTGCACCCGTCCAGTTCGCAGAGCAGATCTAAGGAGGTTCAATATGGCTAAGTACAATCCTTTCGACCCCGCCAACGGTTACAGCGAGGAAGACCGCCTTGCCCTGAACGGCAAGTGTGCCTCCCTGATTAACCAGGCATATAAGAACCCGTTCCCCGGCACGAAGATTCGTCTGGATGGAGCCGACAATGCAGGCATCTTCTTCGCCAAGCAGCTGGCGCACGTCAAGACCAAGGCGTACGATAAGGAATTCCCGGAGCTGTCCGGCCTGAAGATCTTCCCTCAGACCAGCGAAACCGATGAGGGAGCTGCGTATATCGAATACTACAGCTATGAGCCGGTTGGCTTTGCTGATGTTATCGCCAACTACGCCAGCGACCTGCCCCGTGTCGATGTGAAGGGCACTCCCCATCGTGCGGAAATTGTCAACATCGGCGACAGCTACGGCTACAACGTGCAGGAACTGCGTGCCTGCCGCCGCAATGCGGTGCTGGGTATTATGAAGTCTCTGGACTCTGCGCGTGCTGAAGCGGCCCGCCGGGTGTACGATGTCAAGGTGAATCACCTGATTTGGCACGGCGACGAGAAGACGGGCATCATCGGCGTTCTGTCCTCCGGCAATAACATCCCCATCTATACACTGCAGAACGGCGCAGCCGGTAAGGCCGACTGGGCATCCAAGACCGCAGACGAGATTGCGGCCGACATTGCCGGCATCCTGAACTACATCGACACCCTGACCCAGAATGTGGAGCACCCGGACAGCTGGGTCATGCCCAACGACCTGTACACCAGCCTGAACCTGCGCCGCATCGATGGCACCGGCGAATCTGTTCTGTCCTACATCAAGGATCACACTCCCCAGATTAAGAACTGGGAAGTTGCCGGCGAACTGTCCAAGGGCAACAAGGACTATAACAGCACCGGCAAGAACATCGGCCTGCTGTATACCAAAGACTCGGACAAGATGTCCCACGAGGTTCCCATGGCTTTCCTCCAGCACGCGCCGCAGGATCGCAACCTGGAAATCGTCGTCAACTGTGAGGGCCGCGATGCAGGCATGATGATTCCTTATCCTCTGTCTGCCTGCCTGGTCTACGGCCTGTAAGAAAGGAGCAACACCATGAAGATCAAAAACATTTCTGTGAAGCCCATCTGTATCGGCGATGCATCCCTGCTGCCGGGCGATACTGCAGAAGTCGGTGACACCTTTGCTGACGCTGTTGGCTTTTACATCAGCATGGGACTGATGCAGGAAGTGCAGGAGAAGAAGACACGCGGCAAGGCCAAGGCTGGGCAGGAGCCCGATTCCGATGCTCCGGCAGAGGCTGAATCCTGATGGATGCACCTGATATCGCCGCCATTACCAAAATTGTAAAGATGGTGGGCACCGAGTTTAAAGCCATGCCGGATGAAGATATTTCGTTCTGGATTGGCCTGCAAGCACCGGTTATTTCGCAGAAAAAATTCGGAGCGGACTATAACCTGGCCGTGGCGCTTCTGGTGTGTCATGCTATGAAAATGGCAGGCAATGGCGACAGTTCTCTTGGAACCATTGCAAACACCGGGCGACTTGCCAGCGTATCTGAAGGTGGCGTAAGCATTTCCTTTGCTACCAGCACCGCCGGGACTACCGGGGATGCTGAGTACCAGCTTACTTCCTACGGCTTGCAGTTTATTTCGATTCGGAACCGGCACATCGTGCCTATCATGATTCGATAAGGAGACCGTCCCATGGCGGTAGTTGGAGACATCGGACTTGACCTGACACCAGAGGGCAGAGCGGCGATGGAGCGCCTGAACGAACTGGCCGATGTGACTATAGAGGTAGGGTATCAGGCAGACCAAGAGGCGGCTGACGATGAAACATCACTGGCCGAGGTTGCCTACTGGAACCACTACGGAACCCTCCACAAAGACGGTTCTGTGATGATTCCGGCCCGTCCTTTTATGGACACCATCAAAAAGCACTCGGATGAACTGTCAGAGTTTTCGCAGCAGGCCCTGTCCTCATTGGAAACAGCTGATGCAGTTGCCAATGCGATAGGTTCACAGGCAAAGTCCATGATTCAGGATGCAATCAAGGATGAGGAATGGGCACCCAATGCGCCCATTACCATCGAGGGCGGCTGGATGATGAATGAATATGGCAAGAAAGGCCCGGTGCCTGTGCATATTGAGGGCAAAAGTTCCACGAAGCCCCTGATTGATACGGGCACTTTGCGTCAGAACTGCCAGTACGCTATCACGAAAGGAAAGAAATGAACATCTTTAAGCAGATGTACACTGTGCGCCGCTATAAGGACACCAGCTGGGACAGCGGCACGGCCGAAACAACTTACTCGGATATGCAGCTTCCGCTCGATGTACAGGCCAAAACGCGCCGCAATCAGGACGATGCTTCCGGTCGTTCCACGAACGGCGTTCTGACCGTGTATAGTGATGTCCAGCTTTTTCCTACGGAACCGGATAAGCAAATGACCGGCGACCGCTTGCTTTACATGGGACAGTGGTACGCCTGTAAATCGTCCATCTACTGGGGAAACACCATCCTGAAGCACTGGATATCGGAGTTTGAAGCCGTTGAGGGCGAGAAAGGGGAGAATGCCAATGACACCAGCTGAGTGCCGCGAGGCGGTTCGGCTCATGTTTGTGGAACTGTACCCCCATTGCACAGTGATTTACAGCTACCCCAATTCTGTGCGCCCGCCGCTCCCGTATGTCGTTCTGGATTTTGAACGCATCGACCAGGTTGGTTCATTTGAATGCATCGAGGATGGGATTCTTTGGCAGGAAAAATGCAAACGCATTCCGTTTTCTGCTGAACTGGTCACCGAGAGCAAGACAGAGCACGCCGCCGGGGTGAAAAAGGTTGGTTTGTCAACGGCTGTAGATGACCTTGAACAGGCTGCTCAGTTCTTTGATAGCCAATACGCGGGTGACAAAATGCGTGCCATGAACATCACGGTATGCGCAAACGGATCACCTGAAGCAATCCACAACAGCGCGCCCGGTGTAGAGAGGGCGCGCTGTTCCTTTTATGTGGACTTTGTGCAGAGTACGAAGGAGTACGCTGCTTTGGCTCCGGCTGACGGAGAATATTCGGAAGACCATGCCAGCGCGGCATCCAAAACGGTCGCGGACATGAAAGCCGGATGGTTTGATGAGGTTGAAGTCGAGAAGAAATTTGAAGATGAGTAAAGGAGTGAAAGCAACGTGAATATCGACAAAATCGTTGAGGTCAATATCCAGATTTCCGAGGCGATGTCCATCGATGGCGGCTACGATACCATCCTTATTATGGGCCCGCTGCCTAAAGCACCCGGCGGGCGCACAACACCGGATGTTGCCGGCTATGCCAATCTGCAGGATCTGAAAAGCGCAGGTTTCGCCTCGGACGACCCTGTATATATCGCGGCAAGCAAGGTGTTCGGCCAGTCTCCGAAGCCCACAGCGGTTATGATCGCCGTGCAGAAGCTGTCTAGCGGTTCCACCGAGAAGGTGGACGTTACCCTTGACCGTGCCATTAGGATGCCGGGATGGTACTGCATTTGTCCAGCGGGCATCAAGGAAGATTTCTACCAGTCCATTGCCGACTGGACTGAAGCAAACGAAAAGCTGTGCATCTGCGAAACGACCGGCATCTCGGCATCGCCCGTTTCTGATGCAATGCTTCGCACTGCGGTCATTCATGCAACGGCAGAGAATGACTGCGTGAACTGCGCTTATGCCGCCCGGTTCCTTTCTTTCGACCCGGGTAGTGAACAGTGGTGCTTCAAGTCCCTGTCTACGATTTCTGCGCAGGCTTTGTCCACAACGGACATCGCAAGCCTTGAAGCAAAAAATATTTCGTACTACACCACTGTTGGCAGTAAGGCCATGGTGCAGGGCGGCAAGGTGAGCGGCGGCGAATGGATTGACACTATCCGCTTCCGTGACTGGCTGAAAACCGAGATTCAGTCCAAGGTGATGAACCTGTTCCTGGGCCTGCCCAAGGTGCCGTTTACGGATCAGGGCATTGCACTGGTGCAGAACGCAGTCATTGACGCGCTGGAAGAAGGTGTCCGCGCTGGTGGCATCGTTCAGGATGCATCTTCGGAAGATGGAGAAGCAGAACAGTCCTACACCGTCACCGTGCCCCGCGCGGCCGATTTGGATGCTGCCACCCGTAAGAGCCGCAAGCTTACCGGCGTGACATGGACAGCAAATCTGGCTGGTGCCCTGATTGCTGCAAAAATCAGCGGTACGCTGAATTATTGAGAAAGGAGAACAGCTAGATGCGCGGAGATGTTACCGTTTATTCCCCAAAGAACATCATCTGTTCTATGGGAACGCATATCCCCTCCGGCTTTGCCGAAGATTCCTTTATCACCATTACCCCGCAGGGCGATGGCGTGACCGACGAAGTCGGTGCAGATGGAGAGGTAGTTATCTCTATCCCTGACGATCCCCGCTTTGAGGTGAAGCTGGTTCTTCAGTATGGCTCCAAGACGAACCAGTGGCTTCTGAAGCAGTACAACAACAATAAGCAGACCCCGGGCAACGGACTTTTCAATATGCAGGTCAAGGATCTGGGGGCTAACCCGGATTTCACGGCATCCAAGGCATGGGTTTCCAAGCCTGCTCCGTGCGCTTACGGTAAGACCGGCCAGAGTCAGGAGTGGACGCTGCGGGCTGTTGGTAAGATGGAGCCGAAGAACTGAAAGGAGGAAACCTGATATGAAAATGAAACGCATGGAGATGCGCGACATTACGGTTGGCGAATACCAGTTCAAGATTCGCCCATTCGGCGCCAAGGATGCCACCTACATTTTTGGCGATGTTGCATCTATCATCCTGCCGATTCTGGGCACCGTGTCGGTTGCTAGCGACGATAAGGATGCCGTCAACATGGAAATGTTTGACGGGATGGACATGGATAAAGATTCGCTGGTCAAGGCGCTTGCCCGCATCAATGGCAACGCATTGAGCAAACTGGTGAGTGAGCTTCTGCTGGATCACAGCAACATCCGCGTTTTGGATCCGGAGAAAAACACTTATGAGGTCATGGGCGAGGATGATTTTGATGAAATCTTCTGCCAGTACCTCGCCGGAATGCTCAATCTTTGTGCTGAGGTCATTCGCTTAAACTTCAGCGGTTTTTTCAAAGATGCGAGCACCCTCTTTGGAGGCCTTATCAAAGTGCGCCGGGCGGGCAGCTCGAACAGTACGGAGAGTTCGACAACGACAGAGTAACGAACCTTGAATGGATTATGTATACCCTGATTCGTGAGCGGGTGGCTTCGATGTACGAACTGACCTATGTTTATAATCTGGATGAAATGTTAAAACTTTACGACCTGATTATGATGCAGCGGGACATTGAGTACGCCAAAAGCCAAGAGGACAGAAGGGGGGATACATAAGTGGCGGCAAAGGAAACTGTAATCGGAAAGTTCGTCAATCAAATTCTGTTCAAGGTCGATAAAAGCTCTGTTGATGACGCAAAAAGCGCTATCAGCGAAGTAAAAGGCTTTGCGGCTAAAGCACTTGGCGCAATCGGCATCGGCTTTTCCTTTACTAAGCTTGCTAGTCTTGCAGAGGAATTTGGCAGTATCAACGATACCATCCGCGGGGCAACCCGCGAGATGGGAGACCAAGCGGATATCCAGCAGAAGATTCTGCAAGGGGCTCAGGATTGCCGTGAAGAATACGGGGTCATGGCCGGAGATGTGACAAAGCTGGTGCAGTTGAACAGTAAACTGTTCCCGGTTGATGATGCTGTGAAGTTTGTTTCGCTTGTCGAAAAGCTGGAAAAAGGCTCCGGCAGAGAAGCAAATCTTGACAACACCATGAGTGTACTGCAAAAGGCTATGTCTTCGGGTAAGCTGGACAAATCTGGCTTTTCTAACTTAAAAACAGCTGCCCCGGAGGTTGTGAAAGCTATCTCGTCTGCAATGGGAGTGTCCGAAAAGCAACTCCAAAATCTGGCCGAGAGCGGAAAACTTTCCGCAAAGCAACTGAAAGAAGCGTTCTTTGCGGCGGAAAGCGACATTCAAAAGAACTTTGATGAACTCGGTTTCGGCATCGGGGACGCTCTTACTTATGTCAGAAATCAGTGGGGGCTTTGGCTTGCAGGCGCAGATGACATGCTTGGCATCACAACCAGTATTGGCAAAGCAATAAAAACCATAAGCGATTTCCTGATGGGAAAGGCACAGCGGCTGACTTCGTGGCTGAAAAATATTGCCGAGAAACTTGGCGGCGTAGAACAGCTGCTGAAGCTGATCGTGATGGTCGCCACAGCTCTGTTCCTTGCAACCAACGGAAGCAAGATTTTGTCTTTCTTAGCGGGCGCAGTGAAACTCCTGCAAGGATTTAATCTGCAAACTGCCCTTGCGGCCGCAAAATGGCTCTTGCTGTTCCTTGTGCTGGAAGATGTTTTTACCTTCCTGCAGGGCGGCGATAGCGTCTTTGGGCGGCTCCTGAGCGAGGCTGGCGTTGATGTTGACGCATTGAGAGAGAAAATCAGTGCGTTCTTCGAGGGAGCAAAGCAGTTCGGCCGAGACGCTCTTGATTCGCTGGGACGGTTCTGGGAGGAGCACAAGGGCTCGATTTTAGTTGTTCTGCAAGCCCTTTGGCAAGGACTGGTTGACCTGACCGCAGACATCATCACATTGGGCGGGCACCTGTTCGACCTCCTGGCTGGCTTAATTACCGGCTTTCAGACCGGAGATTGGACGCAATTCCTGACAGGCTGTAAGGAACTGTGGCAAGATTTCCTCGATATTCTGAATGGTTTAGGACGCGCTGCTTTTGGCGAAACATGGAAACCACTGAAAGAAAGCGCACAGGCAATCTGGGATTGGCTGAAAGGATTCTTTGACTGGTTCGGCGATAAAATCACCTGGGCTAAGAACCTGTGGAACGGCGTAAAAAATTTCTTTACCGGTGGAAATGGTGATGATCCCGATGATTCTGATGAAGGGAACGGTTCTGATAAGAATTCGCCTGGTCCTAGAGGCGTGGGAGGCGGAAAGTCCTCTGGTGGCAGCGGCCGCACAAGCAATGGAAAATCACCGACAGGGGCGCAGGCTTCTTCTGGGGGCGCTGCCGCAAGCAGAAATGCTGCCAGTGCGTTTATTTCGGGGGGAAGGCCGGTATCTACAACAACGGCATCACAGCGGCCGATTGCTCAAACCACGAACACCAAAAACATCACCGTAAAACAGGAAAACCGCCAAAGCTACACGTTCCAAGTGTCTGATCGCGATGCCGCATCCAAGCTGCAGTCTACCGTGAGTTCGCAGTCCTCGCAATCCACAAAGGATCTGGCACATGCGCTTAATTACGGGAGGTGATGCCTGATGGAAGCGACACAGCCCGCTCGACTTGGAGATTTTGAGTTTGACGCTATCATCAAACGCCCGGAAACATTGTCCAGCAAGATTCCTGACTACGCAACGGAAGAAGGATATAGCGCCAGTGACCACATCTGTCTGGAAGCGGTAACGCTCGATGTCACGGCGGTAATCTCCAACGCGCCGATTACATGGGCAGACCGACACCCGGCATCATCGAGCCGGGTGCAAAGCGCAGTAGAAGAACTGCGTCAGCTGTGGGAAAAAAGAACGCCAATGACCTTTACGGCCGGAGGCGATAGCTATGAGAACGTCTGCATCGAAAGTGTGACGTTCCCCAAAGAGGAAAGCAACAGCGAGCGTATTGAACTGAAGTTGAAGCAGGTGTCTATCAATTCGACAGAAACTGCCAATATCAGCATAAAGTATGCTCGCGGAGGAACGTCTAAAAAGAATACTGGCGCGAGCCAGAAGAGCACCTCCACAGCAAAATCTTCCGATAGCGGAAAATCTTCTTCCCGCAGCAGCATTCTTTGTTCTGGGGCAAAAGCCATTGGATTGTTTAAGTGAGGTATAGATGATGGATTTGGAATACTATGAGATCTCTGTACCAGACCGAAACGATTCCATTATGCGCGTGAACCTTGACGAAGTATATTACAATCTTCGGCTGACATGGAACGCATACGGCGGTTTTTGGATGCTCAGCATCTATGATGCAGAAATGAATATTATCCTCGGCATGGCGCGGCTCGTGCCGGGGGCAATTTGGAATTTCTACTATCAAACCCAAGGAGGTCCGCCGGGTGTCCTTGGCGTTGAAACGGAGCAGGAAATAATCGGCCGCAATGATTTTGTGGACGGAAAGGCAAAACTGCTATACCTTCCCGCAAAACAGCTTGGAGTGTAACAGATGGACATCTGGGATAGACAGTACCGAGTAAGAATCGGGAAAAATAATTCTGTCGGTCGTGAAATCGGAAAGCCCAACGAAAAAACGAAGAGGGCTATCCGATGTTCCTTTTCCTGTGAAATTGGTGATAGTTCAAGTTCTAATACGGGGAAAATCACACTTTGGAATCTGGCAGATGAAACCTTGCGCCTTTTGGAGCAGGAAGATTGCCTGATTGAGCTGCGCGCTGGATATGGTGATGACCTGCCCGTTATTATGGGCGGTTCTTTGACGTGCTTTGAAACGGAAACAAACGGAGCGGACCGGCAGACCACAATTGAGTTTGTGGACAGCTTTACATCCGCACGAGATACAACGGTGAGCCTGAGTTATTCGGGCGTTGTGAACGGAGAAAAAATCGTCAGGGATGTTGCCCAGGAAATGGGATGTGAAGTCAAACTTTCTCCCAAGGCCAAAATGATCGACTTTAAGAATTTTGCTTTTGTTGGCACAGGAAAGACGCTTATCGGGCGGCTGTGCGATAGAAGCAAACTTCGCTGGAGTGTTCAGAATGGTATTATTCAGATATGCGCACTGGATGAACCGCTAACGATGGCGGCTTATGTCCTTTCGGCCGATTCCGGCATGATTGGTTCACCGAAGCCTTTCTTTGAATCCGCATCGACCAGCAGCAAATCTTCAACGAGTAAGAACGCGAGTTCCAATACGACCAAAAGAAAGGCCAAGAAAGGCATTGAGGTTACGTATTGCCTGAATGGCCATATTCAGATTGACGATTATGTGAAAGTAGAATCCCGAGAGGATAAGGGAAACTACCGGGCGTCAAAAATCAGGTTCATTGGCGATACGGAGGGCGACGATTGGCAATGCGTTGGGCAATTTGTGGAGGTGAAATAGCGTGGATCAGGACTTCCGCGATGCAGTCGTGAGCATCATCGACCAGTACATGAGGGATAATATCCACACCTCGGCACCTGCTAAGGTTGGTAACGTGTCCGAAAATTTCACTGCTGAACTAACGCCGGATTTGAAAGTAACGACCGATGATGATAGGGAAGTACCCTACCCTAAAATTTCGGGCACGGTCATCCTGATGCCTACTGGAGCCGGTGGCACAATCGGGTTTGCCTTTCCCGTGCATTCTGGAGATGGCTGCGTTGCCATTTTCGGAGAGGGTGGCTCCGGAACAGATCTGAAGTGGGATTTATCCAATGCGACCTTGTTGCCGGGCTTGCCTGCATCGTCCAGTGAGCAGGTCAAGCGTGCCGGCAGTGAGGATGCAGCGGTCATGTTTGCACCGACCGCGACCATCACCGTCAAGAAAGACAGCATCGAACTGAAAAAGCAAGACACAACCATAACCTTGAAAGACAGTTCCGTCTTTGTTCAAAGAGGCGGTTCTAACATCGAGGTGACGGATGGCAGTACCAAAATCACCACTCCGTTGCTTGATGTTACCGGCAATACGGAAATCAAAGGCAACATTCAGGTGCAAGGAAACGTGAACATTTCTGGCACGCTGGTACTTGGTGGCATCGTAATGAATACGCATACCCATGCTGGCGTACACGGAAAGACAGGAGGCCCGCAGTAATGGCTTTAAAAGACCTTGCGCTTGCTACTGATGGAGATTTACTTATCAACGACGCAGGCGATTTTGAAATTATCGATGCAGTCAAGCAGGGGGTTCAAATCCGCCTGCGGTGGATTAAGGGCGAATGGGTGTTCAATACCGCTATGGGCACGCCTTACTTTGAAACAATCCTTGTGAAGGTTCCGAATCGAGCCTTGATCGAGAAGGCCCTGCGGGATCAAATCCTTGCCGTTGATGGCGTAACAGGGGTGGGCACCATCAACCTTATAAAGGATGCAAAGACCAGAACGCTCCGAGCGTCTTTTACCGCGACCACCACCGAAGGAGAAATAGAAAGCGAGGTGGAACTGTCCCATGTCGGACTACGGAGTGACGGATAAGGGCTTTCAGATGCGCCGACTGGATGAAATTTACGCCGACATCTGCAAAAGGTTTAAAGACGAGGTTGGAGTTGACCCATCGGAGAACCCACAAAGCGTGATGAACGTCCTGTTTACAATTTTTGCGGATGCCCCGGCGGAACTCTGGGAGGCTTATGCTGCTGCATATCAGCAGCTTTTCCCTAATACAGCCTGCGGTGTTGCGTTAGATAACGTGATGCAGGTGGGCGGGGTGAGCCGCATTGGACAGGCCAAAACTAAGTATTTTATCTCTTGTACTGGCCAAGAGGGAACAGTCATTCCGGTTGGTGCTTTGATTCAGTCGAGCAGCCGACCGCAACGTACTTTTCGGGCGGTCAGCGCATCCATAATCTCCAGCGCAAACTGGAGAAAGCTGGCGATTCGTCCGATTGAAAGCATTGCAGGAACCTTTACGTTTGATTTTGGTGTTTCTCGCAATGCGACCAGTGGAGAAGTTGGAACCTATGCAGAAAGTTCCAGCATCACAAAGAAAATGACCGTGTCCTCGTATGACGATGCGTATTCGCAGATGCTTGCGGCCGTTAAGTCCTTTGATGCCTTGGGAAAGTTCGGAATCGCTATTTCGGACGAAACTGACGATCAAGGAGAGCATTCAATCGTTTTGACTTCATCGGGCGCTGCTGACAGCTTTTCGGCAACGTTGTGCAAGTACATTACGGTTACGGAAGTGACCAGCAACATCCAGTTTGAAAGCACAGAATACGGTAGCTATGTGTTGGCTGATGGTGTTATTACGCAGATTGTCACTACTGTGGATGGCTGGACAGCCTGCACCAACGATATCGCGCCGATAAAGGGCCGACTAACCCAGACGGATGCCGAGGCCAGAACGAGTTACACAAACCGTGTTGCAAGCCGCGGCACCGGCACGGTCGCAAGCATCGTTTCCTTGCTGTACAGCGATGTGGATGGTGTGACCTTTGCGGCTGGATACGAGAACTACAACGATACGACCGATGCGGCGGGCAGACCTCCGCATAGCATTGAAATTGTTGTCCAGGGCGGCAGCGATGAAGATGTGGCCAACATCATCTGGAAAAACAAAGCAGGCGGCATTCGTGCATACGGGAAGCATTATGCTTACGCTACCGACATTAACGGAAATCGGCAGTATCTGGAATTTACTCGAGTGAATGACGTTTATCTGCTGCTCTCTGTTACGGTTACGAGTTCTGGCGGGCTGGACGATGATTATGCGGCGAGAATCAAGGCCCTGCTGATGGAAGAAATTCTTTCAGCAGGGACAACAATTCGCCTGCAAACGTTCATCCGCCCCATCATGGAAAGCGTGTCCGGCGTTGATTATGTTGAAATCCGAGGCTTATTGAGCGAAAAACCGGACATTGAAGGAGTTGCCGATAATTCTATGCTGACAGGCATTGTCCCGGTTGAAATCAACCAACAGCCGGTTCTTAGCATGAGCGGCATCCGGGTGGTGAAAGCATGATTGACGCTTATAAGGAAATGTATGGCAAACTGCCGATGCAGTTTCAACTGGAGTCTTACGAAGAGAGCAAACTGGGGGACTATATTTGCGATACCGTAGATGATCTGAAGGATTTACCAGAAGATTGCGAAATGGGAAGCATTGCCAGAATTATAACCCCACCTGCAATCTATCGAAAGAACTCAGCCGGGAAATGGATTTTGCAGTTTTCCAGCAAGGGAGTATCCTAATGGGCTACGAAGTTCTGAAAGAAACACCTCTCAGCGTTGAAAAAATGTCAAACCTTGATGGCATCATCTGGGCCGTTGCGCCGGAATATGAAAACGCCTCTCTGTTTCTGGGCGGTCTGGAAAATCTGAACAATTTTGATAGCTGCACAGGTGTTTGGCTTGACCGGCTTGGACAGCTGGTCTGCTTGACCCGCCAGCAGGCTGGAGCAATGATTGGAAGCCGAGAGCTCGCGGATAATGACGATATTTATCGCGTCTGCCTGAAGTATAAGGCTTTTGTCAATTCCTGCCGCTGCACGCCGGATGAAATCATTGAAGCGACCAAAATTATCTTCGGAGCAACGCAGGTGGTTTATAGTGAACGCCGAGATGTTCCGGCGACAATCTTCCTTTCGATTTCGGCACCGTTTTCTGATATGGTCATGTCTATTTTGGGAACGCATGACCTTATTGTACGTCCTGCGGGCGTAAAGGTTCGCGTGGACTGCTCGACAGAGGATGCGGAAACCTTTGGTTTTGTGGATCTCAATCCGCGAGTTGCAGGTTTCGGCGAAGGAAAGTTTGCACAGTCCATCAATTAACTGGGGGTGATTTATTATGGCAGAAGGTCGCGCCGGGGCGCTTGAAGATTATGCAACGGTGGCGTTTTCTATGTCTGGCGTGAAGCAAGACATTTCACTGGAGGATTGGAAGAGCGGCTGGGCTTCTATTGTTGGTGGTCTAAAAGGCAAGCCAACAAGCCAGCAGTTCAACATGGTCACATATATTTTGAGTGCCCTGCTGAATCAGGCCATTTCCGACTTGTCTACTGTCAAGGGAACAGCAAACAGTGCATTGCCTAAAAGTGACTTTACGGCGAAGCAGATAGTGGCTCTGTTGGCAGCATACGGGCTGATGGAAGGCTGCGATGCCGATACGATCGATGGCAAACACGCGAATGCTTTCGCACCGTCTACGCATGAGCATTCGGCAAGCCAGATCACAAGCGGGAACCTTCCGATAGAACGCGGCGGTACAGGTTCTGGCACCGCCGCTGATGCCTGCAAAAATCTTGGCGCAATGCGTAATGTGGGAGGCACTTTCACCGGTACGGTTTATTTTGCAAATGGAACGGCGCACTACATTGCATCTACTGGCGATGCTCATGTTAAATCGCTTGGAGTCACGGAGGACGTTACCGCACGCCGTGTCTATGATGCTGTGTATAACGACTACGCTGAGTTCATGCCCCGCGGTGAAAACACCGAACCGGGGGACATCATTGCGCTTGATACATCCAGTCAGACCGAGAGATATATCAAGGCTACAAATCTGTCCAATCGCATTGCTGGCGTCCACACGGATGAATACGCAATGCTCATCGGTGGCAACAAGGTTGAAGAGGGGCAGGACTTCCTTGCGAGGAACCTGCCCCTTTTCATCCCTGTGTCCCTTGCTGGACGTGTTCATGCAAAGGTTGTCGGTCCGGTGCATACCGGCGATTACATCGTTCTTTCCAGCACTCCCGGAGTTGGCCGCGCTGTCGGTTCATGCGAGGCGTATCCCGCAAACAAGATTGTTGGGTATGCGTGCGAAGGCGATGATCGCACCGATATGCGCCTGATAAAGGTGAGAGTGGGTGGTGTGTGATGGCAAGAGCGGGCAATCAGATATACGCGACCGATTATACAGATCTGAAGAAGCAGCTTGATGCTGAACTTAACCGACGCGGAAAGTCGGAGGGTACAGCGCAAGGGCAGAGTGTTGGAAGTATGTCTGCATACATACAGACCTATACGACAGCGCCTGGGTCTGGTCGGCAGATTATCAATGAGCACATCCAGAAAATCACACAGCCACTTTCGGCAATCACAGGAAGTTCCATCACGCCCGCAAGCGGGAGTGAGGTTGCGGCTGATGTTTTGACACAGGCCGCTGCGGTTCTCAGTCAGCTTAGTGCGATTCCTGAAACGTCGGCATCCAGCGGATGCGCTGGTGCCTGTTCTGGACTTTGCACAACAGGGTGCTACTCGGCTTGCTCAAGCTGTACCGGCTCTTGCACCGGTTCCTGCACCGGCTCTTGCACCAGATCCTGCGCAAACGACTGCGTGGGTTCCTGCACGGGAAGTTGCGTGAGCACTTGTACGGGTACTTGTACCGGCTCCTGCACAAAATCTTGTGCAAACGACTGTTCCAGTACTTGTACAGAGACGTGCACCGGCTCCTGTACGAGCACCTGCACTGGAACTTGTACGAGAGCGTGCGCCAATGATTGCGCTGGCACTTGTACCGGAACTTGCACGGGAACGTGTACAAACACCTGCACAAGCTCCTGCACAGGGTCTTGTACAGGCTCTTGCACAAAAACCTGTGCGGATAACTGCAATAACAATTGCAAAACGACTTGCTCAGGCTCCTGCTCTGGTAGCTGTGATGGATGCTCCAGCACCTGCGAAGGAAGCTGCAGCGCGAACTGTGCTGATAGCTGCGATAACAATTGCACGACTGGGTGCAAATCTTATTGTGCAAATAGCTGTCAGGATAGTTGCGCTGGAACGGGTTGCCTTGCTAACTGCGAAAGCGGCTGCTCGAACTCTTGCAGAGGCGACTGTAATTCGCACTGCGGTTCACAGTGCACTAGCGGCTGCGACTCCAGCTGCGATGGATGTTCGGGCACTTGTTCTGGTGGATGCAGTGGCAGCTGTAGTGGAGGCTGCGGTGGCCTTTTCTTTTAATTCTTTGCGAAAAGGAGAAATATCATGGAGACGACTATTCATTATGCAAAAAATGCCGATGATGGCATCGAAGCATCGTATCTTCGTAATTTGCCGATGGTCAAATTGCTTCAGCAGGAAACTGTTGACGTGGAAGACTGGGAGATGCTTTTGTCCTCCGTCCCTAGCGGCGAAGACAAACTTTTCTGGTGCTTGGGCTGCACGAGTTCCCTGTGTGCACTGGATGCAACCAACTTTGACGATTGGTTTATTTATTGCAGGACAGTGGTCGATTCCGCACTTGAAGCCTGCAAAATCGACAATGCGGCAGAGGAGCGCAAGAACCTTTTGGCGCTTGGCCTTGCGGCAAGAACATTTAACTTCTCGGCGAACCCGGTGACCGAAGACCTGAAATGTGCCGATACGTTGCGCAGTGCAGGAGAGTATGCCTGCTCGGAAGATGCCGATATCTTTGCCAAATGGTATGTTTTGTGCCTGTTCACAGTATACCTGCGCCTGAATTTCAATGAGAATCTTCGGGCGCTGACATCCGCTATGGGGGCCATGAACAAAATCAGATCTCGCTACCGCCAAATCGTTGAACGTCTCCCCAAAATGGATGCCTGCTAAGGAAGGACGTTAGCATGAAAATTGTAGAACTGACTGCGACTGAGAGTGAGACCGTAGAGAGGGCGTTTTATGAGACCAAATCTTATGAAATGCTGCTTTCTGTTTTGAGCCGGCAGTTGAACGCAAATGCAAACCCCGAGACGGCCAAAATCATTATGCACTATGCGGAACTGTGCCGTGCGGCGCAGATGAAACTGAAGATGGCACAGGACGCGGTTGTGGCAAAGTACATCGATTTGGACGACAGCGCTTTTGACCGGTATCTGTTCGATTTCAGCCGGGAGGAGGTGCGGTTGTTTGAAAAGCAGACGGTTTGAGGATTATGGCAATTCGGTTCAACGCCTGTACTGCCGGGATCTGCCCGAAACGAGAAGTGCGTGTCGAAATATCACGTTTCAGGTGACGAGTGGATGCAACCTGCGGTGCGCGTACTGCTATGAACACCACAAAAGCACCGAGCACATGAGCATCGAAACGGGGCAGAAAATCATTGATTATCTGCTGGGCCTGTACGAGAAAAATGATTCCGATTTTATCAATCGGAACACAAGGGCGGTTGTCCTCGACTTCATCGGCGGTGAACCCCTGCTGGAAGCGCCCTTGATTGAAAAAATCTGTGATTATTGGTTTGCGGAATGCTGGCGGCGCAAAATTCCTCTGGCACCGTTTACCAGGATCAGCTTTGCGACCAACGGGCAACTGTGGTTCAGCCCTGAAGCACAGAGCCTTTTTGCAAAATATCATGAGTTGATGTCCGTCACTGTCAGTATTGACGGAGTGCAGGAACTTCACGATATGTATCGGCTGGATGAGGCTGGAAAGGGTAGCTTTTCAAGGGCGTGGGCGGCTTTTCAAGATGGAAAAAAGTATGGTTGGTATGGTTCAAAGATGACCTTTGTTCCGGGTTCCTTTAAGTATATCGCTGACAGCATCAAGATGATGCTGAACGAGGGATGCGAAAGCATCTCCTGCAATTATGCTTATGAGCCGGTCTATGAACCGAGAAACGGCCGCACTTTATATGACCAGCTGAAATCCGTATCAGACTACATTGTCGAAAAACGCTTGGATGTTGTTCTTACGATTCTGGATAGCGCATTGGGAGGAAAATCCAAGGATGACAAAAACTTCTGTGGCGGCACGGGATCCATGCTGTGCTTTGCACCGGACGGGAGCGCATACCCCTGTGTGAGGTACGCTCCTATTTCTGTTGGAACTGAAAAGGCCAACGAAGTCCGTTTTGGCAGTGTCTATGATGGGTTGTACGCTACGGAAAACCAGCGTCAGGCAAAAGCTGACCTCGATGCAATCACCCGCACATCCCAATCTCCGCAGGAATGTCTGGATTGCCCGGTTTCCGCTGGCTGTGGCTGGTGTTCCGGTCTGAACTATGAATTATTCGGAACGGCCAATAAACGTTTTACAGGCATCTGCTGGGCCCACAAAGCGCGTGTTCTGGCAAGCGCCTACTATCATAACCGCAGGTACATTGAAATCGGGGACTGCCTGCCCATCAAAGCGGAACTGCCAGAACTGGATGCTCTGACGATTCTGCCCTCTTGGGAGTACGACGAATTCCTTGAAATTGAGAAAAAGGCACTTGCAAAATTCGCTGATGCAGTCGGAATCAGCTGAAAGGAGGAACCTTTATGGCAATTCTTATTGCAAACAAACTGCTCGAAACTGAAACCGAAGCATGGTACACATTTTATGTGGACACGCTGGAGGATATCAAGGATTTGCCCACAAGCAAAACAACCGGATCGTCTTACAAGGTCAAAAAGCTGGCAAAGCCGGCGAGCATTGCATACTGCATCGAAATGGCGGCACAGTATGCCCTTGATGATAACGATGAGTGGAGACTGCTTTATGCGCTGCGCTCCGATGTTGCGGACGCTATCCTGAAAAATGTGGAAGAAATCAAGCAGATCGTTGCCAATACCAGCGCATCGGAACAGGCTGCGGCGCGGAGCGCATCTGCGGCAAATGTCAGCGCAATCGCGGCCAGCAAGTCCGAAAGAATCTCCACAGAAAATGCGTCTTCTGCGGCGGCAAGTGAGCGCGCATCGAGGGATAGTGCATTAGACGCAAGAGCTGCCGAAGGAAATACGCTGAACTACATGAACCGGACAGCGGACATTGCCAATCAGGTGGCAGGGTCGGCGGCATCTATCAATTTTGCATTCGGGCCGGATGTCGATGGCCGTTTCTCCTTTTTTGTCCGCAGGAGCAGTTAAAATCACGGATTCCGTGATTTTCTAACAAAAATCAGATTTACAGATGTTGCATGGCTATAATCTGGAAAGGAGTTTCTATGTTCAAAGTTATGCAGCAGTATGGCACCGTAGCCCAGCCGGCCACGGTGTACTACTGCGACGATGAAGCAGACCTGCAGAATATCAAATCTGCACCGATGGGGGCGCAAGCACTGGTTATCCACACAGGCAATATCTATATCGCCGATTCTACCGGGAAGTTCTACCCGATGTAAGGATGGTGGCGTATGATTGATATTTTGACCTACGCAATCGCTCGCAGGAAATCAGCAGCAAAATTGGATGAACTGTATAGTCAGACAAAAGCTGTTGCGGATGCGGCGAAAGATAGTGCAGAGACCAGCAAGGCCGCTGCCGAGACATCGAAGGATCTGCTGAACAAGACGACAGCTGCGGCCCAGCAGGCTGCAGCAAGTGCTGCTGCTACAAACTATGCGCTTGGCCCGGACGAGAGTGGCCGACTGTCGTTTTTCATCAAGAAAAGCACCTAAAAGGGGGTATAAGAAATGGCTGACACATGGGAACTTATCAATCATCCTCTGACCGATGAAACCGGTCTGGTACTGGCCGCTCAGATGAAACGCCAAAATGACATTTTGGCAGGCATTGCTGCTGGTACTGCCGGTGCGGAATTCGTGGATGCAACATTCCGCGGTCTGCTGGATGGCAAAAATACCACAGAAATCTTCTGGAGCTGGTGGCCGCTGTCTGCCGGTGATGGCGTGACGAAGTATCAGCGTCTGGAACGCTTTGCGAAAATGCTCGCAGAGAGCGCTCGCAGCAAAACCTACACCGTTCGCTTCTACAGTGATGATGTGAGTGGTGATTACACCGGCACCCCGCTGGATGATCTGGCAGACGGGCGTGAAGCGGCTCCGCTTCTGACTGACACCAGCCCGGAAACCGCAGACTGGTCGGAAGAGGATCCTTTCACATGGTACATTCGCGCCAATGCGCTGTCCTTGGAAGATGGCACGATGAACGTGCTGGCAGTTGAGGGTGAAACCGGGTTTGATCTTTCCGGCGAAACCGCACCCGTTTACTGCTTCGCTCTGTCCTTGATGCTGAAGGAGTGGGAGGATGGCGCATACCTGTATAACTCTTTCCGCACCTTCGAGGGCGGCGGCTATGATCCTATGGCTGGCGATGTGGCCCCTGATAAGAGTCGCCGCTGGCTGACATGGCACCCGGCTTTCCTTGGCGGCAAAAATTCCAAGGGTGGAATGACCAGCGGTGCTGGACTGCCCCCGATGCCGTGGACAAGCGCCAACGCAGCTATCCCTATGGCTCGTAAGATTACCGCTTATGATGCCCTGTGGACTGACTGTGACCAGCAGTATGTTCTGGCCCAATGGCGGTTGCGCCATTGGACGCTGAGCAACAGCGGCAAGCTGGAGGGCTGCACTGTCTATAATTACCAGTACAGCCCTGCTGTGGCGGAAACTGGAGTAAAGCGAGTGCTCGTGACGAAAGCGCAGGGGGCAAATTTCCTCGTGGGCTCTGCTGTTTGCATGGGTGAGCGTGGCGAGAATACGGGAACGGACCGCAACACGGACTATAATCACAATATTTTCAACTGGGCCAAGATTTCCAGCATTACCAATGTGACCGTGAGCGAGACCGAGTATGTGGCTCTGAACCTTGAGTTGGATTCTCCTATCGACACTACGACCACGATGCTGGTATCTACTATGCCGTGGGAGTCCGGCACAACAGAGGGCGTGCAGGGGCATAGCGATGGATGTCGGGGTAATCTGACGAACGGAAAATATCCGTACCGTGTGGCCGGCATCGAGATGCAGATCGGCGCTTATACGGAACAGCTTGACCCTCTGTGGAAAGCCAGCATCGTGGACGATGACCACTGGCACTATGACGTGTTCTCCTGCAAGAGCGGTGAGAAGCAGGTTGGTTCTATCTCCTCGGACTATGCCCAGACCGGCTCCTTCGACCTGAACGACAAGGCGACTTGGTCGTGGCACTATATCCGTAAGCTGGGCAAGTTGGGTACGGAAGCCATGATGTATGAAAAGTTCAATGGCAGCGGTTCCACCTATGTACGGGCTGCGTTTATTTCGCCCGGTTCGGCGGGTCTGTACGCCCCGTGGCGCGGTGGCGCCCTGAATGACGGTGCTGGCTGCGGCCTGCCTTGCGCGAATGGCAACGTTTCCCCGGCGTACTCGGGCTGGTACGGCGTGCCCCGGCTTGCTGGCTCGGGCAAAAAGAGAGGGTGAATATGTGCCGTAGGCACATAGAGGGGGTGTAACCCCCTAATCCCCGTTCACGTTTCCCAGCTTGCGCCGATGGTTTACCATCGGCGCAAGCCGATTATTTTATGGAGCAATGAAGCGGCGTGTGGCTGCGTTTATTTCGCCCGGTTCGGCGGGTCTGTACGCCCCGTGGCGCGGTGGCAACCTGAATGACGGTGCTAACTGCGGCCTGCCTTGCGCGAATGGCAACAATTCCCCGGCGAACTCGAGCTGGAACGGCGTGCCCCGGAATGCTGATGATAAATAGCCCTCAAAAGGGCATAAGCGTTTCATTGCGCCTGTGGCTTGACCACTAAGATCATGTTATACCGACACCATGCAGCTGAGCGTTTCGAGATATACGGACGCATTGGTGAGAGCGTGGCCGCAGTTTTTGGGACTGCGTGGCGGTGAGTAGTAGAAATCCGTTTTGCCTGATTTAAGGCCTGAAACGGCAACCGAAATCCGTTGAACATCAGCAAGTTTGGAGGCTTTAAGGATATGAAAACAAAGAGGTACTTGTCGCTCAATCATGAAATGTGCGAGCGTGCTGTCCTTGAAGCTTTTGATAAGAAATGGTTCCGCCGGGATTACCTCGCTACGGTGGAAAAATATGGAGGTGTAAGCCGTGCACAACTATCGAGCGCCGCCCGCGTAAACGACTGGAACCCGCGTTTAGAAGCCGTAAATGGGATTGCTCTTGAAATGGAGCAACGGATAGAAGATTTGTTGGACGGAGAAACAGACGACCTTGATCTTGACCCTGTGAGCGTGTTCTACAGAATTGATGGAATCAGCATGAAACGGCGGGAACTGTCTAACTGCTGTCCAATGCACCAAGCTTTTGGGCATTTGGCGGTACTTGGACTTCGCCCGTTGCTTCAGGCAAAACTGTTGCCGTATCAATTTGCCAGTATTCCCGGCAAGGGACAAATCGCTTTGAAGCGTCAAGTCGAGCGTTGGCTTCGCAGAAAAAGTCTTGGCATACAGTATGCAATAAAGCTGGATGTGCAGGGGGCATACGCCCACACAAAACAGGAACTTGTGATGAAGATCCTGCAGAAAGAAATCCCGGGAGCAACATGGCTTCTGGCTGTTGTCAAATGTCTTTTAGCAATGGCTCCGGGTGAGGGATTGCTTATCGGCGGCTATCTTGAAGCGTGGCTTTTTAACCTTGTTGCCAGCTATATGCTGGTCAAGGTCATGAGTTATGCAAAGATTCGCCGTGGAGCATCCACGCGATTCGTGATCCGCAGCGGTAGCTATATGGATGACCTTGTTTTGTTTGGCCGACGATGGGCTGACATACAGAGTGCAGCCCGAAAATTGACTAAGTGGGCGCTGACCGAACTGGGATTGACAATAAAAAACGAGTGGGTTCGTGTGGACTTTCTTAGCGCCGCTGAAGAGCATCAACGCAGACACCTAACGGGAGCGGCAAAAGGATGCCCGGGTTTGGATATGGCTGGCTATGTGATGCACCGTACCTACACCACGATACGCCCCAGAATTTTTCTGAGGGCTCGGCGGCAGTACATTCGAGCCAAGGCTGATGTTTCACGAAATGGATATGTGCCGGTCTGGCGGTCATACAAGCTGGTCAGCTATAACGGCTATTTTGACTGGACAAAATCTCGTGCAATCAGCGAAGCCCTAAAACAGAAAAAGCTGTTCACGGCCGCAAAAGTAGCAATCCGCGTAACGGCACAAAGAAATGCAATGAAGAAAGTGAGGATAGCAGCATGATTTTTACCGAGAACCTTGACCATAATCCGCAGGCGGTAACGCTGGAAAAACTGCCGGACGGTACGGCTTGGCTGTACCTGCGTAAGGACGCTCATGAGGTACGAACCGAGGCTCCCGAAGGAGAGCAGGGCGGTACTTCGTGGGAGTGCACCACGGCTCTTTGCAAGTTGGGTTCCGATTATGCAGAGGAAACCGTGGAAAGCATCACGGCGGCGGCTGATGATTGGTGGGTCTATGCAGAAGCATGGACGACCGCTGATGAAGCTGCGCCCTCTCTGGAAGAGCGTGTGAGCGTGCTGGAAACTCTGTTTATGGGAGGTGAGCTGTAATGGGCAAGGAACAGTTTTATCGCACTATGTACCGCATGAAGAAGATCACCGCTGCAGGCGTGTGGGAAAAGGTTGACGAGGGCGAGCTGACCAAGGCGCAGGCCTTGCGTATCTGCGGTCCGCGACCGAAGGAATCCTGATGGAAGGTGCTTTTATTTGAGCCGAGAACAAAAGCTCGAAGTTTTGTTAGCATCGGCGGTTCATCTTCTGGATTGCTGGGAGGACATTTCAGCTGAAACAGGAGAAGAGCCTGAAAATTATGGTGAGCAGAGAGCAATCCTGCAAGCCGAATACGATGCTATAAAGTGTTGAGAGAAGCCGTGCTGATGGTCAGCGCGGCTTTTTTGTTTGGAATAGAGGTGGATTTTTTGATTTCTCCGTATAAGGGCACTTTCAGAGTGTCGCAGGCATACCGAAACCTGCGAGCAAACGGTACATATCACCAAGGATATGATCTCGTGGGCATTGGAGACAAAAGCATCTATTGCCCGGTTTACGGTACGGTTATTCGTGCTGGATGGGAGTGTGCAACGCTTCCGAAGAAAGGTTTTGGCCAGCGTGTTGTGGTTCGTATCGGCAGCACTGCCTACTATATGTATTTTGGGCATCTGTCCAAAATCAACGTGGCCGTCGGGCAGAAGCTGAAACCGGGAGATCTGATTGGTGTTGAGGGCAGCACCGGCCACAGCACCGGAAGTCACCTGCATTGGGAAATTCGCATCAACGATATTTCTACTGGGTATGTATCGGTGCATCAGTACGCAGGCATCCCGAATGTGGCAGGCTCTACTGCATACACGTCCAACTGGGTCGCAGAACTTTTCGGACCCAGCAACCTGAAAAAGTCCACCAGCGGCTTCCCGCAGCGCTTGTACAATTCGGTGCTGCAGGGTGCACTGGGAATCGACAAGGACGGTATCTTCGGGGCGAATACCGAAAAAACAGTCAAGGAGTTCCAGAGTGCTCACGGTCTGACAGCTGATGGCATTGCTGGAGCAAAGACAAAGGCGGCTCTCGCTAAGCAGCTTTGAGAGAAAGGGGTTATAATCTATGAGCGTTATGAATATTGTTACCGCCTGTATCGTGATTCTGATTATGGCAGTTCTGTCCGTCGTGGCGATTCGCTTCGGCTATAAGGCGCTTCTGATCGAGTGGGCAATCGATGCTATCTCCAAAGCGGAGAAGGAGTTCGTTGGTACCAAACTGGGCGAGGCGCGCCTTGCGGTTGTTGTGTCTTGGCTGCGCGAAAAGGTGCCTGCACCGATTCGCTTCCTTGTGACGGACGACTTAATTCGCAAAGCAGTCCAGACATCGTTTAACGCTGCAAAGTCTGGGCTGGAGGTGCTGAAGAATGCTTAAGCGGCTTGTGGATTGGCTCTTGGATCGTCTTCCCGTAACGAGATGGATCGAATTGCTGACACAGCCGGAGGACTGAAAGGAGGATGTAGGTGCTTGCAGAGACAGCTGAAACAGTCACTGTCGCCGTTCCGGCGTGGCTTTTAGCGGTAGTTGCTTTTCTTGGAACACTTCTGGGTGGAGCGATTAGTTTTGCTGTGAATCAAATCCTTATCAAGGGAGCTGCTGATCGTGCCGCAAAGAAACGCGAAAAGGACGATGAGCGGCGCCGAGAACGGTATATTTTGCAGATGGACAGCCGAAAGGCTACATTTGACCTGCTATCCTGCATTTGTGCCGGCATTGAGCGAATGGAGACCGAAACGGGTCAGATTTATTGGAATGGAGAACTGAAAAGAAGCCTTGCACATCTGGAAGGTGTGGATGAGCGATATAGGGAATCCGACCAACGCCAGCTTGCCGACCTGAATACTCGGAGCAAATGATTACACCCCCGTTACCCATCAGACTATAAGTCGAAGTGGGTAACGGGGGTGTTTTTTTGCTTTTTTACGATAAAAAATAACAAGATTCGTGATAATCTAACATTTTCCTGACTTTTCCAGTGGAAAAAGTTATCTTTTATTGTAAGGAGCGAGCGAGAATATGATTAGAATTTTACTGTCCAAGAAGCTAGGCGAGCTGAAATGGACGCAAGCAGATCTGGCACGCGCCACGGGCATTCGCCCCACTACAATCAGCGACTACTACAACGAAATCGCCGAGCGGATGAATCTGAACCATTTAGACCTCATCTGCGAAGCGCTGGACTGCAGCCCGACTGAGATACTGGTTCGGGAACCGAATCCTGAGCCGAGGGTGCGAAACCGGACCGGCTTTGAAAAGCCTGTGACAGGCCAAAGAAAAGACGGCGAGTGA